ATGCAATTTTGTCAAGCGGAACAGTTACTAAGTGTTCTCAGCGGAGGGATGTTTTCAAACCTATCCCTCTGATGCCAAATGCATCAACCGCTTCTTTCCGCGTACTTGAGTAGACTAGTTATAAAACCAGTACGGCTAAGACAATCATCCACTTTACTAAAGTAGTGACAGCTTGCACAAACTCAATATCTATTTCAATTCTCATGTCTATAGAATTAGGTTAATAATCTAATGACACTTGACAAAATCGAGTGCAAAGATAAAAAAAATATGCTATACCGATATAATAAGAAAAAAAAAGAAAAGCCTCTGTTTGATATAACAGGAGATAAGATAAAGAAGAAGCCGGATTTAAAAGCTAAACTTGATAAAGAGTTTTCCCTTTTCATCCGGCTACGTGATGCAATGCCGAACGGATATTTCAAATGTATCTCGTGCGGTCAGATAAAGCCATTTGAACAAGCTGATAACGGTCATTACATAAACAGGCAGCACATGAACACCCGTTTCGATGAAATGAACTGCAACGCCCAGTGTAGGCACTGCAATCGCTTTATGGAGGGTAATATTCAGAACTATCGCAAAGGATTGGTTGCCAAGTATGGGGAACAAAGAGTCATCCTGTTGGAATCCAAACAGAGTATTAGCCGTAAGTTCTCAGACTTTGAGTATGAGCAGCTAATCAAGTACTACAAGGCACTTAATAAGAAACTTAAAAAGGAGAAAGGAATATGAAAAGTATTTCAATAAATGCAAGTAACGTGAGTATAGAGCCTTATACAGGAAATTATGTTTCACTTAGTATGGACGTTGAGAAAAGATATTTATCCGATTTGTTGGACGAAATGGACATTCAGGATATTATATCTTTTTTGGAGGATAAGGGATATAAAATTGATGAGCCATGAATTATGTATTACGTGATTACCAGCAAAAAGCCTCTGACGCTGCCGTTTCTTTCTTCAACAACAAGGCTAAGAAAACGAACGCCATCATGGTTTTGCCTACAGGATGCCATGCAAAAGGCTCTAAAATTCTAATGTATGACGGTTCTATCAAGAATGTCGAAGATGTGATAATCGGAGATGAACTTGTCGGAGATGACGGTAATAAACGTACCGTATTAGAGCTTCACAGAGGTGTGGATAAGCTATATGAGATAACCCCTATAAAAGGAGAGCCATTTGTTGTAAATGGTGGTCATATATTATCCCTATATAAAACAAATGAAGGTAAAAGTTATCCATCTTGTACTTCACGAATAGATGAAATTACTGTTGAGGATTATTTGAGTACAAGCAACAATTACAAGCATCTTCATAAATTGTACAAACCTAAATCCGTGTCATTCGGTAGGAATGACGTTCTTCCAATAGACCCGTATTTTTTAGGATTGTACTTGGGCGATGGAAGTTCTGCGTGTGGCGGTGTAAACATCACCTCTATGAGGAAAGAAGTGGAGGAATATTTATATTCATTTGTAAAAGAGAACGAGTTGTCCATCACTGAAAATTGGAAAGGAGGAAGCAATAAAGCAAAAACCTATAATATTGTTGGTTTGAAATGGAGAACAAACACAATAATAGATTTCCTAAAGGATAGAAATCTTTATGGCGTTACTTGTTCTTTCAAGTTCATACCATTGGAGTATAAGGCGGCATCAGAGAAAGACAGGCTTTCGCTTCTCGCAGGATTGATGGATACCGATTCCCATTATGCCAAAGATAGGAACGAATACGAGTATTGCACTAAATCCGGACAACTTGCGGATGATATAATCTTTCTGTGCCGTTCTCTTGGATTTTATTGCAGCACAAAGAAACAGAAAATAGTAAACGGAGAGGTTTATTACCGTTTGATTATTACTGGAGAACTTGATACCATACCAACAAAGGTACAAATCAGAAAAGGCAAACCGCGTGCGCAAAAGAAAAGTGTGCTTGTGACAGGTTTTTCAGTGAAGTATTTAGGTCGCGGCAACTATTATGGTTTTACGATTGATGGGAATCATCTGTATTGTGATGGTCAATTCTTTGTGCACCACAATAGCGGGAAATCGCTTATCATAGCGGATATAGCCGCAAGACTTGACGGTCACATTCTGGTGTTCCAACCAAGCAAAGAGATTTTGGAGCAAAATTTCAAAAAGCTGTGTTCATACGGTATTCTTGATTGCAGCATCTATTCTGCATCGTTCAATTCAAAAGAGATTTCAAGAATAACGTTCGCCACTATCGGATCAGTGAAAGGACATCCCGAATTATTCAGCCATTTCAAGAACATAATAATAGATGAATGCCACCTAGTTAATCCTAAAGAGGGGATGTATAAGGACTTTCTATCTATCTTGAACTGCAAAGTTCTTGGATTGACCGCAACACCTTATCGCCTTTCATCTAGTCAGGATTTCGGAGCGATGTTGAAGTTTATCACCCGTACCCGTCCTGCAATCTTCAAAGAAGTTATCTACCATGTGCAGGTATCTACCCTTTTGGATATGGGCTATTTGGCAAAGCTGAACTACTATTCAATGAATCCCATTGGCTGGAATGAATTTAACTTGAAAACGAATACTACCGGTGCCGACTATACGGATAAGTCTGTTCAACGAGAATACGAACGAATCGACTTCTACGGGTATTTGGTTCACATCGTCCAACGGCTAATGAATCCGATACAGGGAGGTAAACGTAAGGGTATCTTAGTATTTACTCGGTTCCTGAAAGAAGCAGAACGGTTAACGATGTCGATACCTGGTTGTGCTATCGTTTCTGGTGATACCCCAAAGTCCACCCGTGAAATGATACTTAAACAGTTCAAAACAGGGGAAATCCCGGTCGTTGCCAATGTCGGAGTACTTACTACCGGTTTCGACTACCCCGAACTTGATACTATCGTTATGGCACGCCCTACAATGTCGCTTGCTATGTACTACCAGATTGTAGGTCGGGCAATACGTCCCCATCCATCTAAAGAGTGCGGCTGGTTCGTTGACTTATGCGGAAATATCAAGCGATTCGGTGAAGTATCTGATTTGAGGCTAGTAGATGGTGGTAACGGTAAATGGGCTGTATTTTCTAAAGGTAGGCAATTAACTAATGTAAGATTCTGAATATGAAAATCATAAAAGAAGTAATTAGAGACATTGAACATATTCCGAAGTGTCCTAGGAGTGGAGAAATTAATCTTTACTATGTTATAAAAACTCATATAGATGGCAAGAATAAGAACAATAAAACCTGAGTTTTGGGAAGATGAGAAGATTGGTGCCCTATCACATGGTGCGCGTTTATTGTTTCTATGTTGTTTAAACTTGAGTGATGATGAAGGTCTTTTAAGATGGAATGCGTTTTATTTAGCATCCAACGCCTTCACATACGATGAGATTAAAATAGAAACGATAGAAAAGTGGATGAAAGAACTTGTAGATAATGAACTTATCTATGTGTATCAAGCTGGTAAGGTAAAACAGCAAATCGGTTATATTATTAATTTTCATAAGCATCAGAGGATTGATAAACCGCAACCTGGCAAATTTCCACCTCCTAATTATAGAGATTCAAGGGTTAAAGATATGATTTATAAGCGAGATAAAGGAATTTGCAAATTATGTGGAAATCCAATATCGGAACCTCCTAAAGATGCTCCATATTTAGAAGAGAGCAGCCGAAAAAGGATGATGTCTTGCGACCATATAAAGCCGCGCTCAAAAGGTGGAAGTGATTATTTTTCAAACTTACAAGCTTCTCATCTATATTGCAACCAATGTAAAGCTGCTAAAGATGGAGAAGAACAGGTTAATAATGAGGATGATACATGTTCTTTAAATCATTCCAAGAATCATTCCAAGAATCATTCTACGGAGGAAAAGGAAGAGGAAAAGGAAGATAAGAAAGAATCTCCTAACGGAGATGAGAAAGAAGCCGAGGCTTCTTCACCCGCTCCTTCAAACCCTGATTATTTAAAATTCAATGATTGGTTGAAGAGGAAAGCACCTTATTGCAGTAATATTAAGAACTTTCCTTCTCAGATATCAGAATCGGAGTTTCTAAAACTCAAAGAGAAGTATACGGGCAAACAGATAGCAGATGTTATCGAACAGATAGAGAACCGGAAAGATTTACGTAAACGCTATACTAACCTTTACAGGACGGTATTAAACTGGGCAAAAAAGGAATATGGAAGTTAATGTACAGTTACGAGATGAAGATGCCGAGAAAATAGTTCTAGGCACTATTATCCTTCAACGTAATGCGTTTGAGGAAGTGAGAGAGCTACTATCGGAAGAAGTCTTCTACAATCCTTTCCATCAGGAGATATACAAGGCTATTCTTCAAGTGGTATCATCTGGGAACAGGCCTGATATGATAACGGTCAAGGGAAAGCTTGTCGCCAATGGTGTGAAGTTTGAACTGGTGGAGTATATGAAGATTGCTTCTAATAGTACTTTTGACTTGTATCAGTATGCGGCTAGACTTCATGACTTGTCTATCAGGCGTAAGTTCTATGTAATAGGGCAATATCTAGTCTCAAACTCCCATTCAGAAGCGGAAGATATTCTTGATGTGACTAATTCGGTTACTGATGAGCTGGCGTCTCTGTTTAAATCAAGTAGCACCACAGTATCAACCATTAATGATGGGCTAGAGAATGTTTACAGCATGATAAATGAGAATCTTTCAGGAGCTAAAGCTATCACAGGAACTCCTACAGGTTTTGAAAAGATCGACAGCAAATCGGGTGGTTTACAGAAATCGGATTTGATAATCATTGCTGGAGAAACAAGCATGGGAAAGACAAGCTTAGCAGTCTCAATCATGCGAAATGCAGCCTATTCGGGAACGAATATAGCTATGTATTCTATGGAAATGAAGAAGGAGCAAATAACGGCTCGTATCTTGTCTATGGAAAGCGGAGTTCCTGCCAATCAAATTATGTATTCATGTTTGACTCAGTCACAGATACAGGCAGTTGACAAAGGTATTGGCAAAATATCAGGTAAGGGTATCTACTTTGATGATCGGAGTACATCAAATATTGACACTATCATTTCGTCCATTCGATATATGAAGTTGAAATATGGCATTGATGGTGCTATAGTTGACTACTTACAGATTCTCAATGTGAACATGAAGGGAGCCAATAAGGAACAGCAGATGGGAGACGTTGCAAGGCGTTTGAAGAATCTTGCAAAAGAACTTGATATTTGGATTATAGCCCTTTCTCAATTGAATAGGGACACCATGAATCCGGTTCCTACACTTGCCCGCCTTCGTGACAGTGGACAAATAGCAGAAGCTGCCGACGTAGTAATTCTTATCTATCGTCCCGAAGTAACTAAGAAATCCTATCCAGGCGATTTCTCAAACGTGGAAACGAAAGGAACGGCTATGATAGATATTGCTAAAGGACGAAACATTGGACTTCTACGGTTTATCTGCGGGTTCAATGCTGCTACAACATGCTTTTATAATCTTGACTCTGTTCCTCTGTCGGGGTTTCAACGTGCTGACATAGAGGATGAAAATCCATTTTAAACAATGAAAGTGACCATTTACTGGGACACCAAACACCTTGATCCCAAAGACATCCCCAGAATTAAGAAGAAAATCAGAGACAGGTTTAACATTCCCGATTACACCACGGTAAACGGTGAAACTCCCTGTAATATACGAGACGAAGATATGGAGCTTCTCAGGGAATGTGCTAAGCGTGGATTTCTTCAGATCAGAAATAAATAGTTCTAAAAAAAAGTAAATATGAAAGCAAAAATAAGAAAAACAGGCGAGGTGGTGGACGTAGTAACTTACTCCGATCATACATACAGAAGTGATATTGATGTTGTGTCTTATATTGACAGCAAAGGCAATGAATGCGTTGATATGAAGATGAATAGATTTTGGGATTTTGAAGATGTAGAAGAAAGCCTTATTGATTGGGAACAGAGACGCTATGAAATATCGAAAGATGTATTATCCGCATTTCTAAGTAATTCCAATGAGATAATTTTTGAAGGCAACCCAGAAGATCACGCTAAGGATGCTGTAATATTTGCTGATGCTTTAATTAAGAAACTGAGAGAACATAACTAATAACTAACAAGATTTGAATGATATGGAAATCTCTGAAAGCCATTATATAACAGACCCACAAAGAACGCAAAGTATATTTGATTATACTATTGAGTTTTGTACAACTTGTGATAGAGAAATGCAATTTGATATTCAAACTGGACAATGTGTTCTTTGTGGTAGTGATAATCCTTTTGGCTTATTAGAAGAACATACCGATAAAGAATGGGATGATTACTATCATAACAATAAACAGAAGACACAAGTGTGCCGACTAATAAAAAAGAAAAGAAATGAAAATTAATACAGATTTTGATGTAGGTGATAGTGTATGCTATCTAAGTGGAGACAATATTTATCATTCCACTATCAGCAAAATATCCATTGAAATATCGCATGAGGATAGAGGCTTTTTGATGGTTTATAAGCTTTCTGACGGATTAAGTGTCCCCAGAAACAATTATCCACAATGGGATAAAAGACTTTTTAGAGATAAGGATAGTTTAATAAAGTATTTATCAGAATTATGAAACAGACATTAGAAGAAGCAGCTATAGAAGGCGCTAAAGGATATAATATAGTTGGGCAAACTATTTATAAATCCGGGTTTAAAGCCGGTGCAGAATGGAAAGAAAAGCAATCCCCGTGGATAAGTATTGATGAAGGGTATCCAGAAGACAAACAACCTGTATTATGTTCTTCTCAAATATACGGAAAAGTCGTTCTGTGCTGGGATGAATTAAGCCAAACGTGGAATTATCCAGAAAGCGGTGAATTTTACTGTGAATGGAACAAGGTTGATTGCTGGATGTATATACCGGAATTATAATTCAAAACAATTTAGAAATGAGTAAAACATACGAAGAACTTTTACATGATGCATTCTGCAAATGTATGCAGGAAAATCATGGTAAGGATTGGGTAGATAGATACGACCCGGAAGAACAGGAAAACATGCGCCGTGAGTTTTGTTCAGGCGCAGAATGGCAGGCAACGAATTCCCCTTGGATAAGTGTAGAAATGGCTATTCCGAAAGATGATTCTCCCGGAGTGGTGCAAGTTAGAACAGTAGACGGAAAAGAGGGTGAAATGGCAGCTCGTAGAGTGATGTATAATATTTATCCATACATCAAAACAGGATATGTCACCCATTGGAGAGTTTTTAACGAATAACAATTATCAGATATGAGTAAAAAAGCAAAAGAATTGGGAAATGAACCTGTGTTTCCCGCAGATGCAAATCCACATTTAAACTATATAACCAAGCGCGAATACTTTGCAGGGTTAGCTATGCAAGCGATGATAGCTTCGGAGACGGAAAGCTATAATTATGGTCACTTTACAAACCTTGCAGAATTTGCGGTAAAACGGGCCGATGCGCTTCTGAATGAGTTAGCGAAGGATAAATAATAAAAATCAGTTAAGTAATCCTCAAATCAGACTAAAATGAAACAAAAGAAATTACATATATCCTTTGACCTTGATATAGGTTTAATAGATGGTGATAAAATACGGAAACCAGCTTTGAAGGCTGAAATTAAAGATTGCATAAGACAAAGGTTATGGCAATTCTGTAGATGGGTGAGAATTACCAATTTGAAAATTAACGAATAACAAATCAGAAATGAGTAAAAAGAGAACTACAGATGACCGTAAGCAACTTTTGATACGGTATCGAATTGACGAAAAAGGACGTGTGTCTTTTATAGATCCTTGCTGTGATGAGATACCGGCAGTATTGTTCGGTAGAGTCATGGTGGCTTTATCTAACATAGAGAAGGAGTGGAATACTCACATAGCTAATAAAGTGATTACCCCATAACTGAATAGAAATGAAGAAAATACATAAATATCGAATATTGTGGTCTATATACTGCATCTGCACTATACCTGTGCTTCCAATTGTTTTTATCGCTTATATATTTGATAGAATAAGCGATTGGATTAGTCATAAATATGAATCCGTAAAAAATGTGATTATCAGAAAGTATAAACCCTAATAACTAAATAAAAGTAAATGATTATGGATAGAGGTAAAGAAATAGAATTGGCAGCTAATTCTATCATAGATGATTTGAATGGCTTAGAGGGGTTCGATAGAACTGATATGATAAATATGTTTGGCTCTGGCGTTACTTGGGCAGAAGAACATCCTAAAAATCCCTGGATAAGTGTAAAAGACAGATTGCCTGATGAGAATGAACTTGTACTTTGCCGAATGGTATCCAATGAAGCCATTGTTAGTGGATTCATATTTATCTCTCCTGATGGATTGCCGTGTGTCGCAACCCTACCTAACTTTGAATTTGACGACTATAGTGGGTATGTGTGTGATATGTGGATGCCGATACCGAAGTTTAACGAATAAAACTAATAGAAATGAAGCAATCAATCGAAGAAGTAGCATACGATTATGCTACTCAAAAAACGAAATTCAGAAAAGAAGTTCTGAAAGAAGTGGATGCTGATAATTACGTTTCCCGTCATGCCGACTGTATGGAGGATTTTCAGTGTGGATATAACTATTGCATGGGACAATCCCCATGGCATGAAGTCAGTGAGGAGCCGAAGAAAGGTGAGCATATATGTGTGCAAGTTGGTAGCGGGAACTTAACATCATGGTTTGCTACATCTAATATCAGAAAGGATTTTGAAGACTATAATGCTATCAGATGGGCGTATGTTTCTGATTTAATCAAATCAAGATAAGTGAATAAGTATGAATCAGGAGCAAGTATGCGGTGAATGTAAGCTGTTTGCCAATGAAGACTCATTCGGCAATGGATGGTGCGAATTCCATCAAAAGGAGGCTTTCTGTGAGAATGTATCCTGTGAAGATGGAATAGAGATAATAGAGGGAAAGCTTTCCCTTGATACGGACAATGACAATAGTAACCTTTTAAAATGATATAGCCAAAGCATTACAAGTATTTTGTGTTTAATATTTAAATATAATCCTATGAACAATTTAATACTAAGTAGCAAAAAGACAATGAGTTCGATTGAAATAGCAGAACTTGCAGGCAGAGAACATAAAAATATCATGCGTGATATTCGTAACATGGAATCTGCATGGGAAAAAGTATGTGGGCTCAAATTTGAGCTTACATCAAAAAATGTTGAAATGCCTAATGGAGGCTTTAAAGAAACACCTTGTTACGAATTAAACTATCAGGAGTGTATGTACATTGCTTCCAAATTCAATGATGAGACAAGAGCAAAACTTGTTCTTCGCTGGGATGCATTAGAAAATGGGAAAGCATCTCCTGCTTATCAGGTTCCTTCATCTTTTGGTGCTGCTTTAATGCTGGCAGCACAACAGCAATTTCAAATTGAGGAACAACAAAAACAAATATCCTGTATGAGTACAGAGATTGTAGAGATGAAAAAGAAAACAGATTACCTTGAAATTATTCTTTCCAGCAAAGGTACGGTAGTCACCACACAGATAGCGCAGGATTATGGTATGAGTGCAAAAGCATTCAATCGTCTGTTGGCTGATAAAGGTATACAGCGCAAAGTAAATGGACAGTGGATTCTATACGCTCCTTATATGTCAATGGGATATGTACACAGTAAGTCGGTGAACATCACACATAGGGATGGACGCCCTGACGTGAAAATGAATACAGAATGGACACAACGAGGGCGCCTATTTATTTACGAGACGTTAAAGCGATGCGACATTCTTCCTTTGATTGAACGAGGAATAATGAATAATGCCTGTTAAATGATAATACATCCCCAAATGTCTTTGATGTTTGGGGATATTTTTTAGAAAATGAAATTTGCAATTTATGGGACTAAAAATAGATCAGAACTTATATGCTGAAGCTATGAAAAAAGCATTGAAAGTAGATTCTCTTAAAAGTAGTACGGAACTAAAATTGTATACAGTGTCTATTTATAACGCTATGATGTGGGGTAGGGAAGTGGACGAGGAGAATAAGAAGATCCGGAAATTGAACCGGTCTGTAAAATAAAGAAAGAGCCAGCCCACACACGACTATGAACCAGCTCCTCACACGATTATAATGCAAATATACTATTTACTTTTAAAATAATCGTGTTATGGTGAAGGAATTTTCAGCGATATCGGAGTTAAAATCTATTAGAGAGCAGAAATCAAGATTGTCGGAAAGAGAGCAAGAACTAACCAAACCTATTTTATTAGATTTAAGCATTATTCCTATAATATTCAAATGGTACTGTGAAATTGTGGGGAATTGCGGATTACCTGAGAGAAGAGCCGGTTCCAGCTTCCGGCAGAAATTCATCTTTATAATTCTTTTCCTTTATTCCCCAAGTGCATTAGCAGGTGGAAAGATTGCCAGAGGGGTGCGTGATATACTTGCCAATATATTGGGACTCAAAGCCCCTACTGGAATTTCTAACCTTTACGTTAATGTCACGTTTAACTATAACAATTATAAGGATTATCGTGCGGATATAGATTATCTTTACACAGAAATCGTAAATCGGTTAAAATTCAAAGGGCTAATCAATTGAAGGTGCTACTATATCACGAAAAAGAAAGCTGGGGTTTAGTGCTCCGGCTTGTTATCTCCATCAAGTATTTTATATAATGTTTGATAAATATATCCTGATATAAATGTAATTATAATAGCTTGTAGTAAGAATATAAGGCGTATCAAAATATGTGTCTTATTTCCTGTAATACTTGGGTTGAATATATTGTATATAATGAAATCCCAAAATGAAATAGTTAATTCACTACTTAAGATAGTATTATAACTATTAATTTTATTTTCATAGAATTCAATTTTTTCTTTTACGAGTTGGCAAAAGTTACTCCCACTAATACTGTCATTACATTTTATGGCTTCTAAAATAGTCTTGCTTGATGGATGTGATATATTATATAATTCATTTTTCAATGAAATTCCTGCTGCCTTAACGCCTACAAATAATTTATTGTGTTTGTTAAATCTGTTAGGCATTGTTGATGTGTTGTTGGGTATTTTATGTAATCGAATTTGTATAGTATCAGTATCTATAATGGTGTAAAGCAAATCATTCTCATTTATGTAATGAATATAAGAATCAGATTTTATATTTCTATATATATCGCTATATTCATTCATATACTTCTCACAATAGGTTATATTTTTATTTATACTATTAATCTTATCATTTACGGAATTTTTGATATAGCTGTTTTCTACGTTGAAGTAATCCTTATTATTAATATAAATCAGATATTCTATAGAGGATAAGAAAGTCAAAGATAGCGTTAGCGAAACTAAGCTATATACAATCTTTTTATGGTTTGAAAAAGAGTAAAAAGGCTTTTTTCGTAGTTTGTTTATTATAACAAACATGCCAGTGGACGATAATAACAAAACGCTCCATGCTATTGTTTTAAGACATAATATGCTATATTTAAATATTGGGAATACACTATCAAAAAGAAATAAAATTATTATTATAGCTCCTATTAAACATAGAATACTAAATCCCAACTTTATATCATTTAATAAAAAAAACAGTTTCCAGTTTGGGCGTTTCATTTATTCTCCTTTCTCTATTTTGATTTTTCCTCCGCAGTGAGGACAAATGATATGATTCTCCCAGTTCTTTTGATAAACGAGGTCATTCACTGTTACTTGAAGGGCTTCGGCTATCTTCATCAAGTTATCAATTGACGGCGAAGCCTTACCAGTTAGAATGTTGCTGATAGATACTTTTGAAAGCCCTGTTTGCTCTGCCAACCAAGCGGACGAAACTGACTTTTCAGACATGATTTCTTTTAATAGTAGTGCCATAAACTATACTTTATTGAGATTACTCCACAAAGATAACTAAAGTTTATTATATTATATACTTTTGATAAAGTTTGATTTATTAAATATGCTTAATTGATAAAGAAAAATATATCAAATATGTTGTTTTTGATAAAGTTTGCTTTATCTTTGTATCATGATAATCAAAACAGAATTAGTATTAACTTTTAAAGATACACGATTATGACAACAAAGAAGATTGATGAAAAGAAAACATTGAAGTATGCAGTAGCATTTTACTTCTGCACATCAGGTAAGATAAACTTTATGTTAGGCAATAAAATGTATCAGCATATAAATACTGTATATGACCAAAGAGAAGATGGTAGAGGTTTCAATACTTGTGAGATCGTTTATAACTATAAGGCTCAAAAGTATGAGGTTCTGAACGTAGATACAGAGATAGGTAATAAAGAGATTACGATATTAAATGTTTAACCAGCAGGGCGAAAGCCCTGCGCAATATAGAAGATTATGAACGTAAATGAAGTTATAGTAGGTTTGAGATATAGAGTATCAGGTGATTTATCTAATGGTCATCATGCAGATGGTACGTCACGTATATCGCACGATGATGTAGTAAGAGTAATAAAGCGAATTACAGATACACACGTGATTTTAGAATGTGGACGTAGTTTTATCATTAATGACAATCTCAAAATAGAGAAGTTCTAAGTTTAATCCGGTAGCCTTCGGGCTACCAAAATACACACGATTATGAAAGCGGATTTAGTTTTAATTGTCAGCCACGAAGCCCCACTAATGAAACAACTGGGCAAGGTGTTGGGCAAGCTATGTACCATGTACGACTTTACCACAATTGACAAGAACGAAAAGTACATCACCATACAGCACGATGAAACTGGTCTTGTAGTGGCTTATACGAGTGAAGAAAGATTGAATGCTAAACTTTAAATATTGATTATTATGGGTGAAATAGCAGATAGTTTGATAAGCGGTGAATTTGATTTTATCACCGGTGAGTATTTAGGTGAAGCGGTTGGTTATCCAAGAACACACGCTTATGACAGACATGAGTACATGCAGCCAGTTGAAAAGAAGCCTACCAGTAAGGCGAATGTCTGTATAGCTAACATGTGTAAGGACAGAGGTTTCAGTAACCGTGAAAAGATTGAATTAGTAGCCAACTTCTTGTATAGCAAAGGTTACAAACAATTGCCTAATCTATCTCATCAGTATAAAATCATTCACAGCCAATACAAGAATGATTTTAAAAAGTTTTTGGTTGAACAAGTAAAGCAAAAAAAATGATGAATAATATATTCACAATATGCTATTCAGAAGAAGAAGCAAACGAAATAGGTCACTTCATTTTGAGTAGAGGATACGAGGGTGTTCAAAATGATAGCTATAGATATTGTCGTGAAGCGATTTGGTGGGCTTTCAAAGAAGCTAAAAGGCATCATTCAAATAGCATCTACGTTGGCGTTGCAGGTTGCCAAATGACTGTATCAAAATCAAAGCGAGGTCTTAGACGAAATGGTCTTAAATACATAGAGAAAAGGCGAATGTTTTACAAATTATTAAGTAAGTATTGATAAATAGTTTATGAACTCAATAAACAAAAACGGTTGCAGTGTATGCCAGCCCGGTAAAGAGAATTACATTACTTTTTCAATAAAGTTGAAAGGCAAAGTAAGGCGAATGTATCAGTATGACTATCGAACAGAATCAGGCGATCTGTTTGCCACGGTAGCCCCAACGCTGAAACAATGCAGAGAAGAACGTGATATTTGGCTGAAAACTCATTAATTTGTGACCTAAAGCCGGTTGTCATAGATAGAACTTGAAGATATTTCATTATCTTTGATTGTGGTAGTACCTTTGGGGTACTATCGCGGGGTAGAGCAGTGGTCAGCTCGCTACTTTGACTTGGTAGAGGCCCGGGGTTCGAATCCCTGTCCCGCAACAATGAATATTAATTAAAAAAAATGACACGATTATGAATGTATTGACACTTAGTATTAAGCAAAAGTATTTTGATGAAATTTTGGCAGGTAAGAAAACTCACGAATATCGTGAAATCAGGCCAACTAATGCAAAGAAGTATATCACATACTTTTGCAATGGTAAAGAATACCAGGTAGACGAAGAGTTACCAGAAGAAGGCGATATTGAATTGAGGCCTATTAAATATGATGCTATTAAACTCTTGACCGGTGAATATAAGGGCAAACGTCCGTATATCATTATAGAGGCAAAGTCTGCAGAAGTTTCAATTCTCACAGATGATGAAGGTAATGATATTGTTTATGAGCATCAGGGCGAAGAATATCTTGCCGCCCAGATTGACTATACTTTAGGAAAGATATTGGAGAAACATATAGATTGATTGTTTAATTAAAAAATGATTTGCTGAGTCAGAAAAAGGATTAATAAGGTAGCTGGGCCACGTCGGAATATGAATGGTGCTGGCGCAGGTGGTAGATTAGTTGCTAATCGTAGGGGTACTGCAAGTGCCACGCAGTTAGGATCACGCAGACAGCGTTACAGTGATCTTCGTGTTTCATTTGGATTATCAGGTGGTTAGCTATGAGCAAAGTAGAGCAAGCGAACCAGTATATAGACCTCATTCGAGTAAAATCGAGTGAGGCTTTACTGTTTTTGTCCCTAGGCAAAGATTCGCTTGTCCTGCTTGATTTAATCTATCCGAAGTTTGACCGTATCGTTTGTGTGTTCATGTACTTCGTTAAGGATTTAGAACACATAAACCGATGGATAAACTGGACTAAAGCCAAATATCCAAAGATTGAGTTTGTACAAGTGCCTCACTGGAATCTTACCTACATTCTTAGAGGTGGCATGTATTGTGTTCCTAACCCTGATGTGAAATTATTAAAACTTGCCGATATAGTGAAGGCTATGCAGCTAAGGTATAGTGTTTATTATACCTTCTTGGGTATGAAAAAAGCCGATGGCATGAACAGGCGTTTGATGCTGAAAGGCTATGAGGCAAACAGTTACGAGAATAACGGTATGGTCTATCCTCTAGCAGACTGGACACAGAAAGATATTCTTGCGTATATGCGGCAGTATAATTTACCCGAACCAGTTAGATATGGAAATAAGGCAAGTAACGGAATAGGCTTCAATATTGACTGTTTCCTTTGGCTTCGTAAAAATTATCCGGCAGACCTGCAGAAGATAATAAAGGCGTTTCCCATGAGTGAAAGAATCTTATTTGAATATGATAATGGAATTAAGTAAATACATAAAGAGTGAACCGATAGAACTTAGCCGTTCTGCCATTCACTTTGCGGATTATAATCCCCGAAAGCTATCTGATGAATCGCGCAAGACATTAAAGCGTGGTATAAAGAAGTTCGGGTTAGTCGGTGGAATAGTCGTGAACAAGCGTACTGGACTGACCGTAGTCAGCGGGCACCAGCGCTTATCTGTCATGGATGAATTGCAGAAGTTCCCCGATAATGACTACCGTATTCGTGTCGATGTCATTGATGTGGACGAACAGCAGGAGAAGGAGTTAAACATTCTAATGAACAACCCAAATGCACAGGGCACTTGGGATTTCGACGCTCTTGCTCGTATCGTTCCCGATATTGACTGGAAAGACGCAGGGTTGACCGATGCAGACTTGAACATGATTGGTGTTGACTACCTTCTACAAACAGAAGAAGAAAACTCCATCGCAGACGCACTGTCTAACATGATGGACTCAGTAACTGAACAGAAGGAAGCAGATAAAGCCGCTAAGCAGTTGGAACGTGCAGAGAAGGTTGCCCACATGAAAGAAGTTAAGCAACAGGTAAAAGAGAACGCACAGAAGCAAGCCGAGGATATGGATGCTTATGTGATGCTATCCTTTGATACCTATGAAGCTAAAGCCGCTTTCTGTGAGAGATTCGGTTATGATCCGGATATGAAATTCATAAAAGGAGAAGTGTTTGATGAACAAGTAGAACGGGTAGATTGATATGAGCAATAGTGAATCTCAAAACCAAAAAGGTCGTGGAGGAAGAAAGCCTAAGTTTGACTATACAAGTGAGGACTTTCTTTCTCTTGTAGAGTCGTATGCCAAAAAGGGATTCACTGATAAGGAAATTGCTCATGCCGTTGGGTTATGTCCTCAAACTTTTTGTGAGAAGAAAGGTGAGTACCCCGAATTGAACGAAGTATTATCGCGTGCGCGTTGTGCTATAAACGCTCTTGTACGTGCTAAGTTCCTTGCTATGGCTCTTGGTGGTATTAAGACTAAGAACACCACTATCAGAAAGATTAAGGACAGGGACGGTAATCTGACAGGTGAGGAAGAAATTCAAATCGTGGAAGGTGAGCTGGCTCCCAGTTTACAGGCACAATCTGTTTGGTTGTATCATTATGATGAAGATTGGAGAAAGGTTGAACGCAAGCAGGATGAAGATGCCGATATCCCTACTGACATAGGCCACGGTATCAGTATTGACTCTTGGATTAAAGATAAACTGAAATGATAATACCCCAAGAAATTTATCACCCATTATATACCGATACGGAGAAGTTCATAATCCTTATCACCGGTGGTCGTGGTTCCGGTAAGTCTTTCAACGCTTCAACTTTCATTGAACGATTGACCTTTGAACTGACCGAAGCTGAGAAAATAATTCATCAGATTCTCTATACCCGTTACACGATGGTTTCTGCCGGTATGTCTATCATCCCCGAAATGATGGAAAAAATAGAGCTTGACGGAACGGCCAAGTATTTCAAGACCACCAAGACAGATATAATCAACAAAATGACCAAGAGCCGTATCATGTTTCGAGGGATCAAGACATCTTCCGGGAATCAAACGGCGAAACTGAAATCCATTCAGGGTATTACTACTTTTGTTTGTGATGAAGCTGAAGAATGGACGAATGAAGAAGAGTTTGACAAAATTATGCTCTCCATCCGTAAGAAGGGGATTCAGAATCGGATTATTATTATAATGAACCCCTGCGATTCCAATCACTTCATCTATAAGAAGTACATCGAGAACACTCATAAACTGGTGGAGATTGACGGTGTGCAAGTCCAAATCTCCACGCACCCGAATGTGCTTCATATCCATACTACTTACCTTGATAACTTGGAGAACCTTTCTCCTGAGTTTTTGAAAGAGGTTGAGGACATGAAGGCGAACAATCCCGAAAAGTATGCTCATGTGGTTATCGGACGCTGGGCTGATGTAGCGGAAGGTGCAGTCTTTAAGAAATTTGGCATAGTAGAAGATTTTCCATCATGGGCTAAGAAGGTGGCCAATGGTCTTGACTTTGGGTTTACTCATGATCCATCGGCTATTATTCGCTGTGGAATTGTGGATAATGACTTGTATCTTGATGAGGTATGCTATAAAACGGGCATGCTTTCTTCTGACTTGATAAAGGAGCTAAGAAAGCACGATTTGTTTGTATATGCAGAAAGTGCTGACCCTCGTTTAATTCAGGAAATAGCCAATGGTGGTATTGTTATATACCCTGTACAGAAGGGCGCCGGTTCTATTGTTGCAGGTATTGACAAGATAAAGGACTTCGATAATATATTTATTACCAAAAGGTCATATAATCTAATAAGGGAAGCGAGAAATTATGTATGGGCTAAAGATAAAAATGGAAACTATATCAATGAGCCGGAGGACCATGATAATCATGGATGGGATGCCGTTCGGTATTATGTGAACGGAAAGATTTTAGGGAATATTATAGCTCCTCAGAACTATTCTAAGTCAGATTTAGGAATTTATTAAAATATGAGATTATGAATAACTACTTGCAGCAGATAATGACTTACTTCCGCAATCTTGCATTAAATTCAGCAGGTGTTGAACGGGACTTGTATCAACTCATCCAAGATGGTGATATTGATACGGCTATTGATATGATGCAGAACCGAGACGATGAAGTGGATTGCTCCATAAAAGAATACAACCCTCAGACACATGATGTCATGTTCAGACCGAATAAGTACCGGAAAAACTCAGATGATTATATTACTGAGAAACTCCCTCGCTCTCGGCAGAGATACATCAATGAGGTAGAGTTGTTTTTCCTTTTGGGGAATCCAATCAGATGGAAGAAAGAAAATGGTTCAGATGATGCTTTCGCTCTGTTTAAAGACTTTATAAAAAGCACTCGATTCAACTCCACTATAAGACAAGCTAAGAGGCTTGCTGGTGCTGAAACAGAATCAGCTAAGGTTTATCACCTGTATAGAGATGATAGGACAGGAGAGAGACAGGTGAGAAGCAGAGTTATAGCCCGTTCCAATGGATACAAACTTCGCCCGCTATTTGATCAGTACGGGAATATGACTGCATTTGCCTATGGGTACAAGCTAAAAGAGAGTGGGAGGACAGTCCAGCATTGGGATATTCAAACCCCGGATATACTTTTCTTCTGTCGGAAAGGAAATATTGGGTATGAAGTAGAATCTTATCCGAACCCTACAGGAAAGATTAATGTACTGTATTATAATCAGCCTAAGGCATGGGATGGAGCTGAGCCAAGATTAAAGCGTGAAGAGATTTTGGATTCAAAGGTAGGAGATACCAACAATTACTTTGCAGACCCAATAGCGGTTGCTTCCGCTGATGTTATCCAGATGATGGCAGACCCTAATAAACCGGGTAAGCTAATCCAGTGCCAAGGAATTAATTCTAAGTTCGAATATGTCAATCCTCCGCAATCATCTGAGACAAGAGAAGCGGAGAAGCAAGATTTGAATGATTCCATCCTGTTTGACACTTTCACTCCTGATTTCTCCTTTGATAAGATTAAAGGAATGGGCACTCTTTCCGGAGATGCAATTAAGAATGCTATGATTTTAGGGTATATCAAGAGTGATAACCGAAAGGAAACTTATGAGGAACTTGTGGATCGTGAGAAGAACTTGATCATTAGTATTCTAAAATATCTCCATCCAGATAAAGCTGCTGAACTGGATAAATTGGAAATCTCCTTTGAATTTTCGGAACCGTTCACCGAGGACAAACAGAAAACTTGGTCAGCTATCGGAAAGTTATATACTGATGGAATTGTATCATTGGAACAAGCTGTTCAGATGCTGGCATTGACTGATGCGCCAGAAGAGGAGGTTGAAAGAATAAGAAATACTGGGCAAGTTCTTGTTGAATCGGAAAAATAGGCTATCTTTTGAGGTGGCTGGTAGAAAAAATACGGGGTTTATAATTTTAGTATAAGAAAAATAGAACATTTAGCGGTGATCCGATAAGGTTGCCGCTATTTTTTTACCACATTGTTAAAAGTAACAAAAACGTTATTTGTTTTTGTGTGATATGCTTGCATGATAGTAACAAAAACGTTATCTTTGTACTGAATTTAAAAGCTCATTGAAATTATGAAAGTATCAGAGTTAGTAAGGGTGCTAACGAAGGCTGGTTGTTTTATTCATCGTCATGGTGCTAACCATGATATTTGGTATAGTCCAATAACCAAACAGACTTTTCCAGTATCAAGGCATGGTAGCCAAGAGTTGAGAGATGGCACGCTAAGAAGCATTAAAGAGAAGGCGGGGATTTAGTCCCTGCCACTCGCTTACCTATGAAAAATCATATTTCAGAGCTTTTAAATTTCAAATCAAAAACAGAGAGTTATGAAGATATTTGCTATTATTGAAAAAGGAACAGATGGTTTATACTCCATCTATTCAGATGATATGTTGCTTAATCATGGGTTAGGCGGATATGGTTCAAGTGTGGAGGAGGCGAAGTCTGATTTCATGGAAAGTATCAAAGAGGCAAAGGAGATGATTATAGAAGATGGAAAAACACTTCCAGAAGGAGCGGATTCCATAAATGTAACCTTTAAGTATGATCTCCAATCTTTCTTTAATTACTTCGACTGGATAAATGTTAGTCAGTTTGCCAAAAAAGCAGGAATCAATGAGTCTAAAATGCGCCAATATAAAAACGGACTGGCATTTGCTGGAGAATCAACAACAAAGAAGATTCTCGATACCATAAAGAATATCGGAGCAGAGTTACAATCTGCTACTTTATAAATTCAGAGCTTTTAAATTCAAATTTAAGCCGTGTTCCTTAATTGGTTCACGGCTTTAGTATTATCCTTTTAGCCCAACAATATCTTGAAACATTTTAGATATATGGGGGTATAACTTATTGAAAATGTAAATATCAGCCTTCTTGTCATCGCAACCATGTTCAGAAAGGAATCTTTCTGTTTTTTGCAAAACATCACAAAGCTGAACACCTTTTCTTAATGTCCTTTCTGTAAGATCATCTTTTATTCGATAATAAGAATCTACATAAATGTGGCAACTACAATCTCGTTTATAATCTATCCAAGCACGTTCATCCTCGGTCAAGAACTCGGTTATTTTATCCAAATGTTCCTTTAGTTTAAAGTACAGAGAAAACTCTTCTTCATATCCTCTTTTTACGATTTCTTCCACGTATTTCATACCATACTTTCGATTCAATAGTTCAGATAAGTTTATATAATACAATGATTGGTAAAAAGAATTGTATCCATTCTTTAAATCATTGTTTAGTTCGTACAATTTATATAGCCAGTTCCTAAATAGTTTTTGGTTAGTGACTGTCTGCAATCCAAATTCAAAAAGTTTCTCAGATTCGTTCATCTCTTCTCCTCCACTAGTTTAAGCCTCGTTCCACACTTCGGACAGGTAAGTCCTATTTCCTTCTCAAACAAATCTCCTGTATTTACGCCTAAAATCTCAGAAACTTTATAAAGCGTTTCAACCGTTGGGTTTCCGTTAAGCATTTTAGAAAGATTCCCTTGTGCCATTCCCATCTTTTCGGCAAGTTCGGTGATGGTAATCCCTTTCTCCTTGCATACTTCTTTCACTCGTAACATATACTATAATATTTTATTATTCCCACTGCAAAGATATTCATTTATATACTATGTGTATATTTTAATGCAATAAATATATATCATATTATATATTATTAACATTGAAAACAATCGATTGTATATATTAAAAGCATATATTTGCATTGTTAAAATATAATATAATATATACGGTTATGAAATCAATTAAAGAAGAAGTAGAAGCGGTTATCAAAAGTACAAGTAGCAAACAAGTTAAGAGTATTTCTCTTATCAAATTAGGCTTAACTAAGTTTGAGGTGAACCTTTTATTAGGCTCAATGCCTAAAGTGTCTAAAACGGCAAAATTCAACGCTAATACGCTGACATTTGGCGTTGAGATAGAATGCTATAATGTAATCAGAGACAGAATAATAAGCGAGGTTGAACAAAGAAACATTCGCATTCAGTCACAGGGTTATAATCATGCTGATTCTAAAGAGTTCTACAAAATCGTTTCTGATTGTTCTATTCAAGGCAATAACGCTAATGAGATAGTAAGCCCTATTTTGAAAGGCAAACAAGGTGAAAACAGTTTGAAAGCGGTTTGCGATTCGTTAAATGCGATAGATGCAAAGGTGAATAAGTCAACAGGTCTTCATGTTCACTTTGATGCAAGCAACCTTTCAGATATTCACTTTGTAAATATATTTAAAAATTATGCAAAACTTGAAAAAGTAATTGATTCATTCTTGCCTGTCTCAAGACGTGATAATAATAATCAGTTCTGTAGATCATTCGCAAATCACTCATTTGCTGCATGTGAAACAAAAGAGGGTGTAATCAGATATTTAGGTAGTCGTTATTTCAAAGTGAATGCAGAAAGCTATCTAAGACATAAGACAATTGAATTTAGACAGCATAGCGGTACAACTGACTATATAAAAATTCTGAATTGGATTAATTTTCTAAGAAAGCTTATTCAATTCTCTTTTGATTCAGATATTCAAGAATGTAACTCTATTAATGAAATACCTTTCTTGACAGCAAAAGAAAAGGCTTACTTCACAGATAGAAAAAATCAATTAGCATAATGTGTGTTATCATTTATAAGCCTGCGGGGGTAGATATACCTTCACAAGCGCTGCTTTCTAAAGCTCAGAGTATAAATCCTCATGGGTGTGGCTTATGTTCGCCTACGGTGACTTACAAAGGGCTTTCTTACAACTCATTCTTGAAAGCATTAAAACGAGTATCTAAAGAAGAGCCTTTGCTCATTCATTTCAGATTAGCTACTCATGGCAGTATAAAACGTTCTAATTGCCACCCGTTCTATGATTCTGAAACAAATACCCACTTCGTGCACAATGGGGTGTTATATGGTATTAATCCATATCTTGATAAAACAGATTCAGAATGTGCATTTGAGTGCTTTTTGCAGCCAACGATAAAAAAGTACGGTTTGCAATCTGAGGAGTTGGGCATGGAGGTAGACAATATCATTGGCTATTCTAAATTTGCTTTCATGCAAAGTGGACAGGTCCGTTTGTTTGGTAACTTTGTATTTCGTAACGGTCTTTACTTCTCAAATCTTCGTTTTTTGTAATTCTATCTATCTGATTTATGGCTCTGTTTCTTCGGATTCAGAGCCTTTTTAATTCTTTTACGACAATCATTCCATTGTCGTGTATCACCTATCTAATTTTTTCCCTTCTACCTGCTTACTGACTACTTTTATACCGTATTTGTGACAATCGCTTTGATGTCACGAATGGGAAGACTAAATATTTATCAGTCATCAGTATTGTTGGTATTTTTACTTCCGCAAATTGAATTCTAAATTTAATAATTCATACGGTATGAAAGAAAAGATTTTCCAAAAGCTAAAACAAGAATTTTCCCATCTTGGGTTAGGTGATGTTATTTTACAGGCACATGCTGACAGTCTTGCGTCTATCGGTCTTGTTACTGACGAAAACATCGACACTGTTATTTCCACACAAAAAGGATTCCTTGAGAACCTTCAGAAGACGAGTGACAAGCGTGTCACTGATGCTGTTTCCAAAGCTAAAGCTGATGCTAAAAAAGAGCTTGAGGCAGAAGAAGCACGGAAGAAGGCCGAGGAAGAAGCTAAAAAGCTGGAAGAACAGGCTAAATGGGAGAAAGAAAAGGATATGCCGGAATGGTACAAGGCAGAGAAAGCAGCCACTGAAAAAACAATCCAAGAGTTACTTAACACAAATAAGACTCTGTTGGAGGGTTTGAATGGCATCAAGGAAGAGAATGAAGCTTTCAAGGCTGAAAAAGCTACTGCCGAACGGAGCAATCTGATTGTATCCAAAGCCAAAGAATTGGGCATACCACAGTGGCGAATTGAAGAAGGCTTCTCTATTGCATCCGATGCAAATGAGGAAGCAATCACTTCACATCTCACTACGGTAGCGAACAATGTCAAGGCGCAATTACTACCGGGCAATAAGAATTCATTCCCTCTGTCTGACAATAAGCCTGACAAGGGAGAAGTGGATGCTATTGCCAAATCATTAGTTGGTTAATTAAAAAGAACGAGATGACAAAAGCTAATTTAAACAATGAAAGAGAGCAGGTAATCTTCGGTGATGATTCAATCGTCATCCAGAAATATATCTCCGGCATAAAAGGTGGCCGGACGCTCGATGTTACCGGTTTTGCAGATAAGGTAGTCAAGGCCGGTCATGTAATTATCCGTAAGGACAGTGACAGTACCTATAAGCCTATGCCTGTATCTGATGATGCCTATACTGCATTACCGGAAGGACATAGTTATGCGGGGGTGCTGTATCGCAGCACACGGACAGCAAAACCATTTGCGTCAATTATGACGTGGGGAGAAGTAAACGATGTGGCAAAACCTTATGATATGGCTTCCATTCTGGATGCATTCAAGGTAGCTTGCCCTCATATTGATTTCATTAAAGACGAGGAGGCGTAGTAAATGGAAAAATCACTTTATTTCGAATATGTTCAAAGATTCTTTCCTCAGTTGGTTCTTTCCATCATTGAGAGATTGAACGAAAAGAGAGCTAACCAGCTTCCTTACATGTATAAGACGTTGCTTACACCTGATTTTTCAGCCGATGGACGCTGGTCCAGTATTCTGGCCGAGTATAACCGTGTAGCAGCCGACGTCGTTTCTTTGGATTCTGAGCTTCCATTGAAGACTCGTGATTCAATAGAAACAGCTTCCGGTGAAATACCTAAACTTGGTATGAAGCTGTATCTGACTGAAAAACAGATGAAGGATATTGATGCAATGGTTGCTCAGAATCTTCCTCTCAACCAGATTGTGAATAAGATTTTCAATGATCTTCCACGCTGTCTTGAAGGTGTATGGGAGCGTATTGAGGATATGTTCCTCTCTGAGCTTTCAACAGGCATTGGTTTGAGTGAACGCAATAACGGAACTGGTGTTCGCCTCGATGTTGGTTATTATGCAGCCAACAAATTCGGTGTGTCTGTTTTGTGGGATGATCCAGATACATCAACACCTCTTGACGATATGCAGAAGGTATTTGATAAAGCTCTGGAAGATCAGAATACGGTCACTGACATCTGGTTGGATGATGCAGCTTTGAAAGGGCTCTATCAAAGTAAACAAGTCCGCGGTCAGTATGCTTTTGATAACAAGGTTACCGCTCAGGAAGGCGTTGGTGTCCCAACACTGGATTTCGACAAGGCGGCTCAGGTTGTAAAAACCAAATGGGATGTAACCCTCCATCGTGTTGCCCGTAAGATCAAGACGGAAATCAACGGTGTTAAGAAATCCCACTCTCCTTGGCAACAGGGTATGGTGGTATTCACTTGCGATGAAAAGCTTGGTTCTTTGGTATGGACCAATACTGCAGAAGTTACTCGTCGGGTTGCCGGTGTTGAATATCAGGTGGCAGATGAATTCATTCTGTTGTCCAAGTACTCAAAGAACGACCCATTGAGGGAATTCACTTCTTCTCAGGCTATGGTTGTTCCTATCATCAACAATGTTGATAGAATTTATACGTTGGATTCAAAAACTATACAGGCATGAAAGTAAAGGTTACAAGTGTTTTCCGTGACAAATTCACTCATCAACTATATAGTGTTGGTGAAGTTGTTGAATTTGAAGACGAAGCCCGTGTGCGAGACTTGGAAAATCGCAAACTTGCTGAGTGTGTCGAAGAGGTGAAGGGTCTTGGAGAAGAGAAAGAGGATAAACTCTCTCTCTTTGAAAAGGAGTTCGAGAAAAAGGTTTTGGTTGATGCTTTGAAAGCTATTGGCGAGAAGGCTGCAATGAATATGAAAGGGGAAACCCTGATGGCGAATGTGGCTGCTTTGGATGAAGAAACAATCGCAAAACTGAAAGAGGCATTAGGCATTGAGGTATGACATCACTTGACTACATAAAGCAGAGATTCTCCTACATCGGTGAAATATCCGATGTTGGAGCTTTTGATTTCGCTTTTGATTTCGGGTTTGAGACAGAAGGAGAGGTGACAGATGAGGAAAAGAAGGTTATTTCGGGCTCTATCAGCGAGTTTTTGAATAAGAATATACTTCACCCTACATCTATTGGCGAAAACGGCTTTTCGACCTCTTGGAGTGCTGATTCGATAAAGAACTACTCTCTCTTGATGCTTCGGAAATATGGGATCACTCTGAATGATGAAACATCTGCTTTGGTAGGCCTGAGTACGATTAAGGATGCTTCAAATCTTTGGTAACTATGTATTACGCTCCACACATATTACAGGTTAAGGTGATTACACCGATGGACAAGGATGAGTTTGGGCGACCAATTCCCGGTACAGGTGGCGAAAGCTGGCAGGATGTATGCAAATGCCGTTGTGATGATAACTCGACTAAAGAGTTTACGTCTGCCAACGGTGAAGTATATCGTCCTAATTATCATGTAGTGTGTGAGAGAAGAATCACTGTCAAGGCAGGACAAGAAGTTCGTTGCATGGATGGTGAGACAATAAGAGGCCAAGGCGAAGTTTATACAGTGAAGAGTACCAATTTCTTTAACTACTCAGAGTTATGGATGTAGATTCCGATTTTTCTGATGTTGAGCAGTTCTTTCAAGACGGAGAATGGGAGGTTGAGAAGAAGATGATTGATGTGGGTGATGAAGCCGTGAAGTACGCAGAGGAAAACGGAGATTATAAAGACCACACACTCACTTTGAGAACGTCCAATGATTACGATGTTGACGAAAGCGGTTTAACTTTGAAAAATGAAGTGGAATATGCTTCTTCTGTAGAATCCAAAGGATATGACGTTTTAAGTGGTGCCGCTTTATACGCGGAGAGACGATTAAAAGAAGAATTTGAATGATAGTAACTACTGACATAGGGAATATCCTTTATCGAGATTGCAAGGTTTTCGATATCGAACTGGTTTCTTCATGGGATAAATTGAAGAGCGAATTATCTTCCGAAAAGGTGGTTATCATAACTAAACGCCAACAGCCGGGGAAATATTGGAAAAAAGGGTTTGTAGAAGTAAACTTATGCGTCCCCGACCTTGATGATTTAGGAACTGCTAACACCATCCGTTTGAATGAAATAGAACGGCAAGCTAATTCCGTTTTTGATAAGGTGGTAAGTTCCTATGATGGTACGACCTATCGTTACTCAATCGATTCAATCGGTACAGAAGCGGACACAGCTTTGAAGTGTCATTATGTGAATGTGAGAATATTATTTGAAGTGTTGAATGTAAAAAAGTAAATATTATGATTACAGCAGTAGAAATTGATGAACTGTATTACGCAGAACCTATTGTATCTGTTACAGACAATACCGCAGGATTAACAGGTGCGGAAGTCGCTGCCATTCTGAAGAATGCAGCAACCAAAGAGGTGAAAAACGTACATGGTGATACATATCAGTACGAAGAAGCAGAAGCAAGCGTCACGAGGTATAAAAATGCTTTGACTGGCGAATATTATCGTGAGACTTCAGAACCGGGTGAAGTGAAAATCAACTTTACTATTGGTGAGTATGACTACGAGACCAAAAAAGACTTGCAAGGTGGTAATGCTACCGATAAGTCTTGGGAGAGAGGTAAGTATAAACCTATCTATAAGTGCGTTATTGGTAAGACCAAAGATGGTGTATACGTGGTATTCCCGAAAGCTTCTATCAGTGGGCGCGGCTCCAATACGGATAAAGCTATTGGCTTAGCGGTAAGTGCTACTCCCTTGTCTCCGGGCGTTGAGGGATTGACTTCTGAGAAATGGTTTGATGAATCCGAAGTGGTGGTTACACCGGAACCGGAAGGTTGAGGTAAAATGATTGGTTAATGGAAAGGGTAGGGCGGACGGCGTTTGTCTTACCCTTTTAAATTTTAGAAGAATATGAATCAAGCAGCAAAGATCGTATCAGCATCAATAGTTGGAGCTGATTTTGTGAATGTAATGGTAAACAATAAAGCTTACTCTATCTTTCCCCCTACAATTCATAAGTTGGCAGGGGCTGGCATGTATCTTTCGGAATTGGGTGATGAACAGAGCCTGAAAGATATGATTAAGAGTATTAATGGTTCTGAAAACCTTGCTCATGCCCTCTCTTGGATAATTCAAGATGATGATAGTCTATTTGAAGAACTATCTCAAGGCTCCTTTGATGAGCTTGTAGATGCCATTAATGTGGCTTATTCTCTTATCTCAGTGGAAAATTTTATGAAGCTATCAACTTTAGCGAAGAACGTAGCAAAGTTGATAGCAAATCAGAAGTAATCGGAAATGATTGCTTGTTTGGGCAGATTGCAACGTTCTGTGATAATTTGTGTCTGTCATACCATGAAGTGGTTTACGAAATCCCTTACCGGAATCTGATCCTGATGCAGAAGGATAAATTACGTACGGTGTATGGTGGTGAGAAAGTAAGTAATACATCCGGGAAGGATATGCTGAAGAGGAAGAAGTAGAAGGTGGGATTATATTGTTTAATGTTTAAAATTTTAAGCTGAGTCAGAAAAAGAAAAACTAAATCAGGTTGGGAAATAGCCCGACAAGCGAATAGAATTGCAGAAAGACGTTACGGGAGCGATGCAAGCAACCCTAATAATCTTGTGAATCGGATTACAGGTCGATATTTGGGAAACTTCAATAGAAGTGGAACAAGTTGGAATAAGCAGGTTTCACGTAGGACTTATATGGGAAATACTAATGGATAATGAGAAAGCCGGAGGAATCCGGCTTTAACTTTGCTTCTGAAAATATTTTGTTATTTCGGGAATGTAGGAATCTCCCAATAGAATTTGTGCCATTATCAGTATTATGTTTTCTATGAATTTTGTATCAGCAGAACAAGAAGACATATCTTCTGTAAAATATCTCCATTTAATAAAAATATTAGCATTCTTTGAGAGCATAGCTCTAAACTCATTTTCTTCAATATCTAAAATTTGAATTATCAAATGCTGAGTTTCGGGGTTTATCAAATCAAACAGCTTGTTTAGTAAATGGATGTTTCTATATCTTCCTCCATTTTGCAAAATAAGAGTTTTCAAACCTAATTCACATACAAATGCCATCAACATAGGTCTTCCCATCAAGTAACTGGTAAATAACTCTGTGGGACACCTTGAATTATTATATACCAAATACACTTCTAAATAAGTTTTAAATAGAAGCTTTGATAGCTTTGTTTTCTCGTTTTCCATTCTCTTATTCGTCCATCTCGATTACTTAACTTTCTTATTTAGATAATTGATAAATGCACTACATGATACAAGTATAAATAATGCCTCTTCAGCTTGAGGTGCATTGGTGTCATCCATCAAAGCGTGACGAATACCTGTTGATTTATCATTCGTATAGCCATATAGTTTTTCAAAAGCTTGCCTTAAGACAGAAGGGAGAATAACACCTTTCTCCTCCATCTTTTTGAAGTTGAGTGTATTTTCCCCTGTAATATTTCGTGAGATTGCTTCTACTGCTGAAATTGACTCCTTGATAGAATTACGGTAATCTCCAGTCGGTTTCTGAGCATAAAGTTCTAAAGCTTTGCTGAGATGAGTCTTGATATTATTTGAGTTGTTTTCTAATGCTTTTTCTATCGCGACAATTTCTTCTTGAGCTGTTATTTCTATAATTTTATTATTAATTATGCGATAAGCAAAATTTAGACGTTTAAATTCTTCATTTAGTTTGAGGGTGAAAACTTCTACAACTTCTAATACAAAAAAGAAATCTTCTGCGTATGTGGTATTTTTTATTAAATATTCAATAGAACATTCTATCATGTCAAGCTTCTTATACCATAAATTAATGGGGTCATTGATATAATCAGAAATAATGTTAGTTCTAAATAGACTTTCTCTTTGATTTAAAAAATATGTCCATAAATAACGTTCCATATTATAATAAATGTACTCAGGCTCATCTACTTGGGGGACTTCAAGTGATGCTCGAAGCTTGTCGTAGCAATTTAAAATCGCATTTTGTATTTCGGGGGTGATTTTCTCTCTAATAATTACATCTGATGGTTTAGTATAACCATATCTTTCAGAAAATGAGGCCATAATCGTGTCTTTTTTATTTTTTAAGTTTTTCTGCTAATTTCTTTATATCCGCAAACATACTTACAAAAAACAAGGAATGCAAAAAGTATAAAGAAATAATGTTATGGGCAAATAAAAATAGCACTACCAAAGCAGGAGGAACCCAGCTTTTATTATGTTAGCTTTAGTAATTGCATTATAAAAACAAATGTGACTATCAATGTCGAAATAATGGTAAACAAAGACCGCCATGTTGTTTTGCTAATCCTTTTTCCGTGATTTTGTATCTCTTCCTGTGATTTGCTCATTATTGTACTTTCAAAACGGCTTTTCTCCATCATTTCGTAATCAACAAAGACCAAATTTAACATATTAAATATAGGTAGTAAAATCCACCATGGATTTGTCTGTGAGTTTGGCATGGCTATTATTACAAAATATCCGGCAATTAGCATATTGTTGAAGGAGAAAAGTTTATCATGTATTCTATCATAATACCGGAGAATATCTCGTAATCCTTGCTTTTCTTGTTCTTTGAAGTTTTGAATTATTTCATCAGCTTTTTTCAGGCTTTGCTCTATTTCTGTCATAGTATCTGTAATTATTGATGTCCGTATCTTGGTCGCAAATTGGGGACGGGCATTTGGTCATTTAAATTTGATTTAGTATATTTTGAGAATCATTGCGAGCTTTATGCTCTTGTTCACGCATAGTCTTAGTATCAGTAAGTACAGGCAATCTCCATTCTTTAGCATTAATATAATGTATGTACCTAACAGGAACAACGTTATTTACTATTTTTTCTACTTCGAGACATGTATTACTATCATACTCAGTTACATAAACATTAGTTATAGTATTCTTTATATTTAAAAAGTCATGGGTAGCACTTATAATTCTAAATTCATTTTCACCACTCCAATCAGATGTTTTAGTAAAAAATATATTGTCTAATTCTTTGATAATATGCTTTTCAATCATTTCTCGATTGTTGAATTCTGTTGGAATTTCGATTGAGTATTTAATTAAGTCAGAATACTTGATACTTTTATAATACATTCCATTTTCAAAATGAATTTTATTAAAATCCAGCTCAATACAGACTCCTTTTCTTTTACCCCCATAATGCCCCCACATCATTGGAGACATACAGCCTTTTATGTATGTATCATAATCTTTGGTTAAACTAATCTGTTTATATAAGTTTAAAATTTGTGCAGCTAAACGTATTCTCTGTCCAATATCTTTTATGTCATCACAACAAAGGGGAGTTGAGATTCGTTTTGAATATTCATTTATATCATTTACTTCTGAAATAATACCAAATTTTAAAGTTTGATTTTCCCATATTTTTTTGAAAGAGTCAAGACTGGTATAATGGTAAAGTTTAGCATAATTTTCTTTTCCTACTAAAGGAGTTCCAGGAAAAACACCATTTGATGTCGTAATTTTCATCATTATAAATATTATTCCTCCATCTTAAACTTCTTCCCACAGTTGGGGCAGGTGATAGTGCCATCTTCACGTTCGAAAAGCTCCATAAAGTCTACACCTAAAATTTTGGCTATCTCCTCAAGTCTACTTACAGTTGGATTGCCATTTAATGATTTGGATAATCCGACCTCTGTCATTCCTAACTTCTCAGCAAGGTCTTTCATCATTAAGCCCTTTTGCCGACATACTTCTTTTATTCTATAATTCATATCAATTAAACTATTTGTTTATTTGGCAAAAATAGAAATAAAAACACAAATTGGATAATAATTCTATTTAAAATATACGATTTGTTTAATGATTAGTTTTTATTAACTATTTATTCTTGCATTTGTAATTAAACAAATCGTATATTTGTAGCGTAATAATTAAACGAATTGGATAATTCATCATTAAAACGATAGATATATGAAACGCTACAACTTATCCCAAATCATGAAAGATGCTCATAGATTCTACAGAAGTAAATCAAGAATGGGTAGAACCTTTGGTGAATGTTTGAAACTTGCTTGGGGCTGGGCTAAAGATGAAGTTAAGTTCAAAGAAGAACGTGAGGCTAAGATACAGGCTATGATAGTTAATAAGAAGCCTGTAGAGCGTACTTCTTACAATGATAATGGCTTATTTGGTCTGACTGCTACAACTCAAACAGCCGTGGTTATATGGGTTCTCAGTATTGTGGAGATTAGATTGAACAGATATAGTATTAATAAAGTAGGTAGGCGCTCATAACACCTACCTACATAAAATTAATATCTTATTATTGCTTGATGAACAAAGAGTATCTTATCGATATCATCTAAAGATATGATTGCATTACTATATAATGGATTAAGAGGAACAGCTAAGAAACTTCTTGTTGCTTTGTCGAAATTTATGGCTTTTCGGATCATATATCCTAAATCCTTGTGGAAAATGAGACAAGTGATACATCCCGACGAAACATTAAACAAACTGTCTTTCTCGAAAGCAGAGCATACAATAATATCTCCTGGTTTAAGACAACCTTCAGATGTATCTACCATAGAGTCATCTACCACTTCAAAAGCCGTATGTCCGAACTGGCGTGTGGTTGGAATGATGCTTATTTTAGGCAGCTTCATAAGATATTCCAGATTATTGCAATTCTTAATATATGAGTCAATTTCATATTTAGAAACAAAGAATGTTTTAACAGCAAAAGATCCATCTACAAGATCATTTGATCTCGTCATAGAACCTTTGCCAGTTATTAGCCAGTTAATATCTATGTCGTTTAATGCAGATGCATTTGCGATGTTGCTAATAACATCAAATGAAGGTTTACTCTTTCGTTCGCCTAAGATGGTATTCATCGTTGGCTGTTTCACATCAACGCTTCTGCAAAATGCGCTAATATTTCCTTTAAACCTTTCATTTATAATTAATTGTATTCTATCGTTGATTGAGTTCATAAATATAACATGTTAAATAATGCAAAAGTATAGATAAATAAATGCGCAATCATTAAAATAATAATGCAAAAGCGTTATATTTGTATCGTAATTAATTTACTAACAACAAAAATATAAAGAATTATGGTAACAACAAGAAAAAAAGGGGCAAAATCGTCTCTATTAGATTTGAATGTAGGTGAATGTCTGACTTTTGAGAGAAAAAGATATTCAAGTTTGCGGTCTGTGGTTAGTGTCATTAAGATTGAATATCCCGAACGTGCATTTGCATTTGAGATATTAGAAGATTGCATAAGAATAACTTGTGAGAAGTAATGAAAGAGATAAATAAAAAGGGGCTAACGAAAGTTTGGCGACCGAATCAGCCCCTTTAAGTAATCAACAATTTAATTCATAAAGTTATGAAACAAGAAGATTACAACCGCAAAGGTAGAGAAAAGAAGCAGAAAAGCAAGAAGGAAGAATCTCCTAAAATGGAAATTCGTAAGTATGATGCTAATATTTTAGCAAGAGTAAGAAGAGATGGGGACAAATTCTCTTTAAATGATTTATGGATTATTGCAGGATGTCCTAAAAACAAAATGCCTTATGAATGGACAAGACTTCCACAAGCTATTGAGTATTTCGGTTCAGTCATTAAGATTTTAAATACGGAAAAATCCCGTATTTTAAAAACAAAGCGGGGTAAAAATGGTGGAACATATGGAATTAGACAAATAGCTTTAGAGTATGCACAGTATCTTGATACTGATTTAGGTGTATTGGTAAATGAAGTATTCTTTGAACGAGTTGAGGAAGAAAAGAACCCCGACTTAATCGGGCAACGCTACTTGAAGGCTTATCAAAAGAAGGGAAAATCCGCTGATTGGACAGCGCAAAGATTGAAATCTATTGGTACACGAAACACTTTCACCAGAACGTTAGCTGCTCACGGTGTAGTGGGTGAAGGGTTTAGGGATTGCACCAATGCCGTTTACGAACCTTTATACGGAGGAACAGCAAATGTTATTAGGATGAAGAAAGGACTTGAAAAAAGCCAAAGCATACGAGATAACATGAGTAAGGTAGAACTAGCGGCTGTTGATTTGATTGAAGCCCTTGCTTCTGACGAAATAGAAAGGAAGGATATTCATGGAAATGCAGGGTGTGAAATTACTACCCGAAGAGCATCCCGTAGTGTGGCTAACGCACTGATAGAACACAAAAAGTATATTGTATAACAGAAGATTAATATGAAAGCAATCGAAAAATATGTGGTTGGTTACACAAAAACGATGAGCAACCATAAAGAATCACTTGCAATTCTCAATAAGGGCACTCGTATAATCGAATCTTTATTTCTAACAATGTGTTTTCATTATTATAAAATGATGATCCTACACCGTTCTTTAGCTGTTAAAAAAAGTTCTTCATATAAAGAAGCAGAAAAACGTGCAGAGCTATTTAATGGTATTTTCAATCTTGGTATGAAAGCTGGAGATATGATGCACGATTGTAATGATATGGCTGATAAAAGTATAGACGATTATAAATTCTTCACAAAATTTATGGACGCATTGATAGTAATAGGTTATAGAGAGGGGGATGTATTGGCTTTTTGCCGTCAACTTGAGTACTCTTATGTGAAAGGTCTCGAATGGTTCAAATATCAGTGCAATTTGCATTACAACATATATGCTAAAGCCTTAATACTATACCTATCTGGTGATATTACGATAGATATATTAGAACGTGAATTTGTCGAAATAAGTATCTTTACAAAGACTGTTAAGCCACTTGACAAATATAAGTCTGTTCACTTTATAAAAGACATGATACGGGTTTATGAATCATTTCATGAGATTGTGGATAAAAGAAGGTTGAGGGCAAAAATCAAAGCATCATGCTCGAACTAACAATCATTATCGGCAGCCTGTACATCGGTTACAGGCTGTTTAGAAGTAACAATGAAAGATTTTTCTATTAGAGTATAAACACATAAAATATAAACGATTATGATTTTCAAAGGTAGAACATTGAAACCGATCCAGTCTGAATATGTAGGACTGGATGATATAATCAGCGTGAATGGTATTGTTGGTTGGCTTGATTTCATCGGTGAAGATATGATAGCCATAGTTGACGAAAAAGAGAGACTTCATAAAATACCAACCAAAGAGATTTCTTCGATTGTGAAATATACAAACTTCATTGAAGGCAATATGTGCAGTATAGCGATAAAAGAATTACTAGCAGCTTAACCTCACACGATTAGAAAGGCAGTCCCCGCATGACTTTAGGGACTGCCTTTTACAATGTATCTTGGTGAGAGTACAATGTTCAATACCAAAGCAGATATTTTAGAGTGTGAAAGATTGAGAAATCACCCTTAGCTTATTTTATCTAGGTATTCTTCTTGGAAACAATACTCTTTATTTGTACCATCTATTGTTTTACACTTATATATATTAGACTGGATATAACCAATTACAATAAGTTTAGTCTTTTCCGGTAAATATAATACAATATCCCCTTTGTTAAATTTAGAATTTAATGGAAAATTTTCTTTATCAAACTCAATATTATCAGTTGAGATGTCTTGAGGAGCTTCTTTGTCTATATTTTCTTTGAGATTGAAATTTTTTCTTAAAAATAATTCCATCATATTCTTCATTTCACTCACATTGTTAGTCATTCCCCACATCTTGAAGAACAGGATAATTTGAAGAATACCGAACACGATGATGATAATTGATACGATGTTTAATGTTGTTTCCATAATAATTGTTTTTTTAAGTTATTCTACAAAACTATTTAAAAATATAATCTCTTCAAACAATTTCACGACAATTCTTTTATTGTCGTGCTTTTGCAATCTTAGAAATAGCAAAATAAGCTTCCAATATCTACCTTCACATTTATTTCGTGACAATCGGCTGATTGTGAAGTATTCGTTAGAAAATAATCATGCGAAGATTTGGTCATGTCGTAACTTTAACAACAAAAAGCCTATGGAATTTAAAGGTGATATCTCTGGATTAGATGAACTTGAAAAAAAAATTGAGCAGTACTACATTGACCGTCTTATACTGGCTGGTGAAGCGGCTTGTCAAGAAGCTATAAAAAATGGTGATTATGGGGATATTACAGGTAATCTGAGAAGTTCCATCGGATATGTTATTGCATATAACGGGAAAATCATCAAAGAAGGTGGATTTCATAAGGTTCAAGGTCATGGAGCAAATATGCAAAAGGTAGAATTTACCACCAAAAACGGAAAGAATGTCTCATTTTGGGCAAAAGGGAAATTCGGTGACGGTTCTGAAGGAAGCAGGAAGGGACTAGAGTTTGCTCGCTCAAAAATAAGTAGTTCAGGATATTCCTTTGTACTTGTTGCTGGCATGGAGTATGCCTCATTCGTGTCATCCAAAGGATATGATGTACTTGATTCAGGGACTTTAATGTTATGGGAATTAATTAATTAACTAAATAAATCTATCAATTATGGCTGGAATAATAACGGATATATCGGATGATATTCGAAAGTTACAACAAATTAAGGCTGAAATAGCTGGTGTTAAAAATGAATTGAAGGGTATTGATATTAGGGTAAATCTTGATATTAAAGAAAATATTGAGGCTCGATTAAAATCTCTTACGGAACAGTACAACACTTTGGTACAGAGAATTGCGAAAGCGGATGGTGAAATAATGATTGCAAAGAAAAAAGTTGCTGAAGCAATAAACGGAATATCATCAGATCCATTAATATCATTCGATGCAGAATTGATGAAGATGTGCAGTAACCTCAATAAGTATTTCGATGGTTTACTGGATAAAGTGGAGTCTATGTCTTCTCTGTTGCAGATTGGAAAGACTGGCATTAATAACTCTGTTCCTAATAATGCATCAGCACAGCAACTAGAAGATCTTCGTGTAAAAAATGCGGATTTGACTAAACAACTTCGTTCTCAAAAAGAGGAAATCAAGCATCAACAAGAAGAATGGAATAAGCTGGCAACCGCAATAAAGACGAACAATGTAAGTGCTATTGAACAATACAAGCAAGCAACAAACTCTTCAGTCGATGCCGTCAAAAGCGCAAAGTCGGAATTAAAAGACTTGACGAAAGACTTGAATGAGAATATCAAATATTACGATAAACTGGCAGCTCAAATAGCGTCTTATAAATCTATACTCGATAGATTATATACTGCAAAAGAGAAAGGTATGACACGTGTCCCTATTGGTGATGGTGCAACAGCTCTTATTTCAAGTGAGCTGGAAAGATTCAAACCGCTCCTTGATAATGTAAGCCAAAAGAGCAAAGAGATAACTTCTCAAATTTTGGAGCAGCGAAAGAGACAAGCTGAACTGAACGCTGTTATTGAACAGGGTAATGAGAAGCATACTCGTACTCGCACTCTTATTATGGATGCGAGGGAACAACTAATGCAAATGCGCTCTGCTGGGCTGCAAGATACAACTCAATATCAACAAGTAGGGCAAGAAGCCGCAAAAATGCGTACACAAATGGCTCTTGTTAATGCGGAAATGGAGTATCTTTCTAATCCAAATAAGAATCTTTTGGTATTAAAAACCGGACTGCAAGGAATAGCTGGTTCTGCCAGTTTAGTTGTTGGGATAATGGGCTTTTTTAATCAGAAAAGCGAAGAGATGATAATGCTTCAAACCAAGATTCAGTCTTTGTTAGGTATTATTGTAGGATTGGAAACCACCTATAACACAGTTAAGAAAACTGGTATATTAATGCGTGCTGTTGAGGATTTACAGACAAAAGCATTAATTGCCTCACAAGCCTTGGAAGCTAAAGCTAAATCACAACTCATAGCACTTACATGGTCGGAAGTGGCAGCACAAAAAGCTTTATCTACTGTGGCAAAAGTGAACCCATATATTCTACTATGGACGGCTATTTTAACAGTCGTAGGGGGAATGGCTTTGCTTATCAAAGCGACAAGAGAAGCAAAGAGTGCGACAAAAGATTTGTTGAGTGTTGAACAGGAAATGGCTTTAGCACGCAAAAAGGCTATTTCTGATTCTACAAAAGAGAGGACTGAACTTGATTTGTTATATAAAAAACTAAAAGATACTTCCTTGTCAACAAAGGAACGTACAGCAGCCGTCAATGAATGGATGAAGAAATATCCTCAACATTCTAATATAATGAATGGTGAATTGGTAAGTTTGAATAAGCTTGAAGCAGCTTATCAATCATTATCAAAACAAATCATAGAATCGGCAAAGGCAAGGTCGTATTCGGATAGAATAACAGAATTAGAATCAAAGCGATTTGATACTAATTTTAAAAGACTGAATCAGAAAAACACATTAGGTATTGCGGAGAGTGAGTATCTTAGAACTAAAGAAATTTATGAAAAACTTCAAAAAGATTATGATAGTGGTAAATCAGTAGGGCAAGCATTGTCAGCAGCACGTGTTCCCTACATGAATGCAAAAGAAGAATATGAGAAGCAAAAAGAAATATATGCTAATTTGGAAAAAGAAACTAATGATTATGCATCTAAAATAAACTATATAGCAGAACAAATAAAGGTGGATGATTTGTATCCCCAGCCTGAGAAAGGAACTTATGACTATTGGGAACAGCAAGTACAAATAGCAGATGTAGCTTTGAAGCAAATAAAGGATGAATATATGGATATTCTCAAAGGAGGAAATACCCAAGAAATATCTGCTAAAGTTCCTGATGATGTAGTGCAACAGTATAATGTTTTAGTTAAACAGAAAAAGGAGGCAGAGAAGAAATTAGATATATATGACGACGACTCTTCCAAGCAAGAATCTGCTGCCGAAAAGCTTCGCAAAGAACAAGAGAAGCTCAGTAATCAAACAATCAAGAACGACCTTTCTCTCAACGCTGAACGTCTTGCTATTTTGGAAGATGGCAGAAAGAAACGTCTACTTCAATCCGAACAAGAATGGGAAGAGAAGAAAGCTCAACTTGATAAAGAATATAAGGAACGTTTAGCAGCAGATAAAAAGAATAATCTAACTACTCCACAAGAGGTGACAGATACCTATAAAGCTCGCCTTGACATAAACGATAAAGCCAAAGAGAAGCGTGACGCTAATATAAACAAAGATGCTGACAAAGAATTTATGGAGCATCAGAAGGAACTTACTGCATTCATGTTGACCGAAGAGGAAACTCGACAGAAGGCTATCAAGGAACGCTATGATAAGGAACGTGAATGGGCAAAAGAAAAGTTGGATGGTAAGGATATAACAGAAGAGCAGTATAAAGAGTATAATGTTTCAATTGACAATGCCGAATCGCAAGAGATACTTAAAGGATTACTTGATGAATATCAGGATTATACGACTGAGCGTCTGGCTATCGAAACGAAATTCAATAATGACATAGCTGCTCTTGATGAACAAAGGAAAATTGCTGAAAAGAAAGGGGATACCAAACAAGTAGAGAAAATTGACCGAGCTAAGGCACAGGCGACCAAAGAGAAAGGTAAGGCTCTGATGGGGGCAGATTATGAGCAGTTGAAGAAATCCCCGGAATACGTGCGTGCTTTTGAGAATTTGAAGAAAACCTCTACAGCAACACTAACTTCTCTTCTTTCCCAATTGGAAAATGCCAAGCAGACTGCGGCGGAGGTACTGGCTCCGGATGAGTTAAGAGAGTACACCTCTACTATTCAGGATGTAATGGATGAGTTGGACAGCCGTAATCCTTTCAAGGCACTTGCAGATAGAAAGAAGGAATTAGCAGAAGCCGAAGAAGAACTTGCTATAGCAAAGAAGAATCTGGAGACTGTTCAATCGGGAGAGAAGGTTGTCAAAAGTATCTCTTACAATAAGGATACTGGTGAAACAGAAAAAATCTACTTGTCTTCTGCTGAAGCCCTTGAAAAGTATAATAAGGCAAAAGATAAAACAGCAAAGCTTGATACTGAAGTCCATGAAGCAGAGAGGAAGGTAGACGATGTGATGGGGGAATTGTTTGACTCCATTCAGAATTTAGGTTCAGCTATAGGGGGAGAAGCCGGAGAGATTATCGGGGTTATCGGTGACATTGGACAATTTGCCCTGATGGCAATGAATGGTGTTGAATCTTCTTCTAAAACAGCAAGTGCTGCCATTCAGACTGTCGAGAAGGCTTCTGTAATTCTTGCCATAATTAGTGCAGCAATTCAAGTTGCTACAAAGATAGCCAGTCTATTCAAACGTACTGACTATATGGAAGAATTCCGCAAGGAGATGGAAAAGCTAAACTATGAGTTGGAGCTTGCCAAATTGAATGCTGAAATATCTGCTGAGGAGAACAATATCTTTGGAGATGACCTTTGGAAAAACGCGATTAAAAACGTAGAGCTTGCCAATGAGGCATTCATGAAATACAATAATACATTAGACAAGATCAGTAACAGAAAAATATTTCCTGACCTTGGAAAGATGTTTGGGATTTCTGGAATTAAGAACACATTTAATTCTCTTGAGAAATCAATTGCCAATATGCAGATTCAAGTGCAACATAAAACCTTCTTTAGATCCGCAAAATATAAATCTTTGAAAGATGCTGTTCCTGAGCTTTTCAACGATGATGGTTCTGTAAATATGGATGCACTGGAAAAGTTTATAGGATCCGATACTTTCAAAAAACTGAGTGGAGAGAACCAGAAGTACTTGCAGGAAATGTCCGACTATTGGAAGTCTTATCAAGAAGCGGTAGACCAAGTAAAAGACTACTTGACCGATATCTTTGGTGATCTTGGTAACACCATGAGTGATGCTCTTGTGGATGCTTTTGCAAATGGTACTGATGCAGCAAAGGTCTTTACGGATTCTGTTTCCAATATGCTGGAAACACTGGCTAAGCAGATGATCTATTCCATGACTTTGGGTACATTGATGGAAGATACTCAGAAAGAAATGCTGGATATCATGAAAAATACCAGTTTGTCGGAAGAGGAAAAGTTCAAGCAAATGGCTGGTATTCTGGATGGGTTTGTAGATAAAGCCATAGATAAACAGGACTATGCCAATCAGTTATTTGAGAAATTCCAGCAATCTGCCGCAGATAAAGGTTTTGAAATTTTCGCCTCCGATAGTGCAGAAGCAGCCAAAGAAGAACTGGATTCATTTATCAGTAACATGCAAAGTGCCCTTACCTCACTTGAACTAACCGCCAAAGATGTCTCTGATAATATCTATGACTACTTCCGTCAGGCAATGATTAACGCTCTGTATGAGAAAGAGTACAAGAGCAAGATGGAAGAGCTGTACAAGATCTTTGAAGGCCTTTCAGCAGACGGACTATCTGAAAGTGATATGGCACAACTGAACTCCCAGATAAACGAGTACATCGATCAGATGATGAAGGGTGTAGAGGACGTTAATAGTTTATTCGCTGACAAGCTAAAGGACAATGAAGACCTGCAATCATTCGTTGACAATGTCAAGTCTGCTATGTCCAGTATTGAGGCTACCGCCGAGGATGTGACAGATAATATCTTTGAATACATCCGCCAACAGATGGTAGAGAAGATGTTTGCCGATACCTTCCAGCCACAGATTGAAGAATTTTATAAGAAGGTTCAGGAAGCAATATCTGACGGTGATATAACTGATAGTGAACGAGACACATTGAGAACCGAGGCGGAGAAATTGGCTAATGACATCGTAGCCGCTAAAGACATTCTTACTGATACTCTAGGAATCACTAGCAAAAACTTACAGAAGGAGCTAGAAGAGGAATTCAAATCGTTCTCTGATGGTATATTAAACTCCTTGTACAATGCAGAAGTGACAGCCGAGTCCGTCGCCAAGGATATTGCCGAGTCCATGCGTAAGGAACTTATTGAGGCGATGTATATCGAACAGTACGAACCTCGCATAAAGGCCATCTGGGAGAAATGGAAAGAATATTCTGCTGATGGTCTTGTTACTGACGAAGAGCGTGCCAATATCAAGAATGACATTGACGAGTTAGGTAAGGAAGTTGCTGATGCCGCAAAGGAAATCAGCGATGCTTGGACGGATTCTGGCGAAGAAGTCAAGAAAGCCTTTGAATCTTTCTCTGACAGTATCAAGAACGTATTGTATGATGCGGAAGCCACTGCCGAAGATGTGGCCAACAATATCTATCAGTATATGCGTAATGCTTTGGTTGATTCCATGTTCACCGCACAACTTAAGCCCCAGATTCAGACGTGGTATGACAAGTATACTGAATTCATGGCAGATGGAGCTATAGATACCGCTGAGCGCAAAACATTGGACGAGATGATAGCCGAGATTCAGAAAGCAGGCGTTGATATTGTGGACGCTGCTAACGCTCTGTTCCCATCTCTTGATACCGGTGCAATAAAACGTGCGGAAGAAGCCGCTCAGGAGGCAGAGAATGCAAGGAATGAAGCCGAACAGGAATGGGAGTCTTTCTCTGATGATATTCTGAACTCTCTGTACGATATAGAAGCTACTGCCGAAGATATCTCTGACGACATGGGGGAATACATGCGTAAAGCTTTGATTAAGGCTATGTATGTGAACAACTTTAAGCCCCAGATGCAGAAATGGTACAATGAATGGCAAAAGGCCATGGGAGATGACAATCTTACTTCTGAGGAGAAACAGACATTGGATGCCATGAAGCAGACTATGGTTGACGATATGAAGAAGGAGGTGGATGCTATCAACCAGTTCTTCGGAACCATGTATTCACAGCAGGCATCTTCTAAAGGTTTTGAAGCAATGTCACAAGACACGGGGGAGGAGCTTAACGGGCGTTTCACTGCTTTGCAGGTTGCCGGGGAAGAGATAAAGAACCAGGCTGTTCAACAGACTGGTTTGCTGTCATCCATCAATAACAAGCTTTCATTACTTAATCTTAGGAGTGAAGATATTCCTGCATTGAGATCCGGGAATTTCAATATAGCTGACCGGACCAGAGAGGTAATAGCCAACGGTTATCAGTCGCAAATAAATGTTGTGTTCCCGACTGATGACATACGAACATTGACTGATAAGGTATCTAATATGGAGAGAATCGTGGATGAATTGAGAACTTTTCAAATAGAGAAATTCACCGATGTTGTAGAGGGGGTAACTAAAATATCCAAGAATACTCCTCAAATGAATGATAAACTGGATAGGATTAATGAAAATATTAAAAGAGCATTGTAATAATGAAAGGTGATTTATTTATTAATGGAAAAGACGCTTTCAAGATATGGGGCGTAAATATGGGAGATAATTTTCTAAATGTGTTATTAACACCACCTCCAGTAAAGGAGTATTGTGAGAATAAGAGCAGATTAGAAAATGGAAAAAGGGTTATTTTAGATAACAATAAAGCTGATGAAAGGGATATAAGTCTAACGTTTACTCTCCAAGGAGAGGGGGAAAAGGATTACATGGCCAAATATAAAGCCTTTATGATGGAAATGTCATCTGGATTAGTTGATATTAATGTTCCAGAACTTGGCAGTGAAGTTTATCGTGTGTATTATAAAAATGCAACAACATATGCAATGAGTCTTGACCGTACATTTTCTAAAATAACTATGAAAGTATGTGAACCAAACCCAAGTCCAGAAGGACGCAAGTAGTGTATATGTGGGGTTAAGTGGCAGATAAATCAGGTTCTATATAATGGCCAAATTAAACTAATTTGTGACCTTATTTCTGATGTCACAACAGAAAGCCCTAATTTTTAGGGCTTCTTTTTTTTATCTCCGACCTTTGGTGTTGTTATGATAGATATCAAAGACATACAAGGTAATACCCGTTTCTCCACAGCTATTAATGAAGGGGCAAAGGGAAAGTTCTCTTTAATGAAAGAGGACTATGTGATATTGCCCTTCAATACTCCCTCTCCAATAGATTTCCAAGTTGGTGATTACGTTGACTTACGCGGTGTATTCGATGCCTCCATGGGCGGTAAATTAGCCAAGATCTACCAGATTGTGGACATGTCTTATCCGACCTATAACGCATCCAATGGCGGTTATGACTATGAACTTAGATTGGATGCTTACTACTGGCAATGGAAAACGAAAATCTTCAAATATACTCCAGAAGTAGGTGGGCAGGAAGCGTCTTGGAACCTCACTGCTTCACTGGATGTCCAGATGGGTGTATTCCTCCGTAATTTGAAAGCTCTTGGCTACAAGTATGAGGGAAAAGACTTCGTATTTAACATAGACAAGACAGTTGAGAATTCCTCCAAACTAATGTCTTATGACAACATGAATCTCATTGATGCCATGTTCGGTATGGCTGACCAATGGGGTTGTGACTGTTGGGTTACAGACCATGTTATTAATTTCGGTCGTTGCGAATTCTCCGACGCTGTAAAGATAGAGCTTAACAAGGAGGTCAAAGAAGTTAGCAGGAGTGAGAGCAAAGGCACGTATGCTACCCGTATCTATGCATTCGGTTCAACAAGAAACATCCCTACCAACTATCGCCCGGTAGATCAGGCCACTGTTGTCAATGGTATCGTCCAGAAGCGCCTTATGCTCCCGGTCGGTACTCCTTATGTCGATGCCCATGAAGGTTTGACCGATTTGGAGGCCATCGAAGCAGTTGTCGTGTTTGATGATATCTATCCCAAGAGAGTGGGGGAGATCACCGATGTAAGCTCCTATGAAAGCGAGGTAGACAATGAAGACGGTACTAAAACGAAAGCTACCTTCTACCGATTCAAAGATTCCGGCATCAACTTCTCAAAGGAATACATTCTTGAGGGACAAGAGCTCAAAATCAGATTTGAATCCGGCAAGCTTAATGGCATGGAATTCGGAGTTGCCTTCAATCCTCTTGGCCTGACCGAGAAGAATGATGATGACACATTTAACCCGGATGCCCAGCTTTGGGAAATCGTCCAGAACGAGGATTACGGCAGGCCTTTGCCGGATGAAGTTCTTCTTCCGGCTATTGGAGACAAATACATCCTCAGTGGTTGGAATGCCGAGAAGATAACCGAATTGGGCTTAGTTTCTGCTGCCGAACAGGAACTGCTTGAAGCCGCAAAGAAGTATGTGGCAAAGACCTGTATTGATGACGGCACATATACGGCTACGCTCAATTCTATCTGGGTATATGAAGACCAGATAAACCGCAGCTTCGACATCGGCCAGCGTATCAGCCTTGTCAATCCTGCCTACTTTAAGAACGGCCGCTTGTCCCGTGTCATCGGCTTTGAAATCAAGCTTGACAAACCCTATGATTCCCCGCAGTACACCATTGGGGAGAGTCCTGCCTATTCCCGCATTTCCGATATAGAGGGTAAGGTTGAAGAGTTGACCTTCAAAGGGCAGACCTTCACCAGTACCGGCGGCAGTAATATCTATGTCATCAAGACCAATGATGCAACAGCGGCCAGTAACTTCAATGTCTTCTCCGCCTTGCGTACACTTCGGATGTTTCTCCGTAAGGATGCCCCCGATGTGGCGGAAGAAATCATAACCTTCCTGAAAGGATTGTTGATAGGCAAGAACGGTAGTGGTATAACCGTACGTGAAGACGGTACTTCCCAAGCTGTCGTTGACCGTCTGTATGTGAAGATCAAAGCCGTCTTTGAAGAACTTCAGGTGAAGAAGGCTACGCATGTAGGTGGTGAGCAGATCATCACCCATGCCGGCATGAAGTGTATCCGCGTCGAAGAACTGGAAGACGTTTACAGATGCTATTTCCTTGCCGAACAGGAAGGTGAAGCGATTGCGAACGAGTTTAGCGTCGGATCACTTGCACAAGCCAAGGAATGCAACCTTGTAGACGGTACAACTCTTAATGCCTCCAACCGCTACTACTGGCGTGAAGTGATGGAGGTTGGACGAGATTATATCGACCTTTCTAAAACCATCTGTGACGAAGGAAGTGATATTCCCCAAGCCGGTGATGACATCGTCGGTTTAGGTCACCGTACAGATGTAGACCTTCAAAGTGCAATCGTCCTTTCGTCCACCAACGAGACCTCCCCGTCTATAGTCTTCTATGCCGGTATTGATGATTTCAACCTGACAGAGAAGGATATCATCTCTTTCGGGCTTGACAAGTCCACCGGACACGCGTACATGAAAGTATACGGTGATTCCTATATTGGGGCAAGGGATGAAAGTAGTTACATCAAGTACACACCTGAGGGCGGTGTTGAAATCAAAGGCCGGTTCCTTACCATGTCAGGTGAAGACATTCTTACCATGTTCACCATCATCGAGGGGTTAATCAAGTCTGAAATCTCGTCTGTACGTGATGAGATCAATGCCCTTGACAACTACCTTAACAATGCGTCTTTTGCGGCTGACATGCAATACTGGACCGGTAGCAGCAACATACGCATCTTCCGTGTGGACGGCAGGCTGTTGTACTTCAATAACAACTTCTATGCGAACAAGGAATCTTTCGCCGATATTGTAACCGAAGGGGTTAAGAGTGTACTCCGCCTTAAGAACAGCTTTATCGAACAGTCCAATTCCGACTTTTACCGTCATCCTGATTTTGAGACCTTCGACGAACTCAAACGCCCCCGGCAGTTTACCGTCTCTTTTAAGTATCTGGTGAAGCGTCCCGGCACTCTTACCGTTCATTTCAAGGATGAGAAGAAAGAAGGTTTCGAAGAATATGCCCCGATTTCCTTCTCGAAGGACCTGTATCCCGGTAGTGAATTCAAGCAGATGGAGATAACGGGTAAATGGAACGGTACCGGTGATTTCTATATGTCCTTTACCGGTGACATCTATATCTATTCACTGACTCTAACCGACGACGCTCTTGCCGACTTGCGTGAGGAGTTCAACATGCGTTTTGAACTCACAGATAAGAAGATTCAGGCCAACCTTGACGAGATCAGAAGCACTGCAGGTAAACTTGAAGAGTATCACAGTGAGTTCCTGTTGACCGCCCGTAACCTTGAAGCCAAGTTCACGGAAGAACTGACAAATACCGAGAGCCGTATAACTGAAGCCTATACTTCCGCCATTGATTTGTCCGCCCGTGGATTGCGTGCGGAATTCTCTTCATCCATGGCAGATCTTGACGGTAAGCTGACCAAGCATCTTTCCAGCTTCCATGTGACTGCTGAAAAGATAGATGCAATGGTATCTGCTACCGATACTATCAATAATACCATCAAGTCGGCCGGCTGGATTACTACTGCTGACGGAAATAAACTCTGGGCTACCATCTCTACAGTGAACGGTATTGATAACCGTCTGACCAGCCATGAATCCTCCTTCCATGTGACAGCCCAAAAGATAGAAGGTATTGTTGCTGACATAACCGAACAGGGGACTAACTACTCAAAGCTCACCCAGACCGTCAGCGGTATTTCTGCTAATGTATCTGATATCACCGGAAAGTATTCCTCCTTAAAGATTGAAGTCGATTCTATCCGGGGGCTTGTCGGTGACGGCTCCGGGGGAACATTCAGTGAGTTCCAGCAGTCCATCAAGGAGATAACCCAGAGGGTGACAAGTGTGGAAGGTGGTTTGGACAAGCATGAAGGCAGCTTTCATGTCACTGCAGAGAAGATTGAAAGCCTTGTGAATGCTACCAACAGCCTGCAAGGTACAGTGGAAGAACATTCATCCGCCATCAGCCAGACAAGCAACCGGATAGACCAGTTCGTGCAGAAGATTTCTTTTGACTCCAAAGGTAATATCACTAACATCGACAGGGCCGGTCTGGTGACAGAGAGCAATATGGCCACTGTATTTGCCGAGCGGGTTGACCCGTATGGTGAAATCGTCAGGCGTGCTGAAATCAGTGCGTTCATCACGGAGGATGAAGCCGGTAACCTTATTTCCAATGCTACGATCCAGGCTGATAAGATAAACTTTACCGGAAAGACCATCATCAACGGGAAGTTCATAGTCGATACAGATGGTAACCTTACCCTGAATACCATTTCAGTCAAGAATGTCAATAAGCCTACTGACCCTTTCTATATCGATAGCAATGGTGTTTTCCATGGTAAGGGAGGTACGTTCAGTGGAAGTATAACTGCCACTGACGGTAATCTTGCAGGGTGGATCATAGATGTTGATTCCATCCATAAGAACAACGTTGTGCTCGGTGCCGACGGTTCAATATATAACCAAAACGGTTCCTGGTATTTAGGAAACAATAACTCGGGATACCTGGCCAACAGTAATATCACCTGGGATGCATCCGGTAATGTTGTTGTGAATAACATGACTGCCAATAATGGAACCTTTAACGGGACGATCAATGCTTCCAGCGGCCGGATAGGCAGTGACCTGTATTTGCACAGCAGCGGCATATCTACCAATCCGAACAGCCAGTTGGTTGACTTTACCGATGAGACCAGCCAGTTCTCATTAAGCAAGCCTTATTATATGCATGGCGTCATGGAGGATAAATACCTGAACATGCTCACCATCAGGCCTTATTGCTTTAAGGAAAGTGAAGCCGGGTATTCCACTTCTCCTGCCATCCTCAGTATCTCTGCTGCGATTGAAGGCCGGAACAAAGCCATACATGTATCCGCCGGTGAGTGTTACTTTGGTGACAAATGTAGTTTTGCCGGTGATATGATGCTCTATGGAAGGCTGACTACTCCTTCCTCCCGTGCTTTGGAGATAGATGCCCCTGTGTCTACACGCGGTGTCAATACGCGCTTTATCACGGCATCCGGCAGTGTCAATGTGCATGATGACTTCTTGCGCTTTACCGGCCATAACAATGTCACCATGACTATGCCTTCGCCTTCATCCTGTCCCGGGAAGGTGTATTATATCAAACAGACTGCCGGTAGTGCCACTTTTACGAATGGCCCGTTCGTTGCTCCCAATGGTTGGGATACGAACAACACCTATACGCTTTCAGGGACATATTCTATGATGCTGGTGTCCGATGGTAGCAGTTGGTTCTTTTTTTATTGTGGATAGTTTAATTAAAAATTTATAGGAATATGAAAATCAATTTTAGAGAGATCGAGGCACAGACCTCCTTCGAAGGTGGTAAACAGATTTTTGATGCTGCCGAGACAGTCGGCAATGAGATGATGTATAACGGAAGTATTCTTCTGGATATCGGCTTTGAAGATCTGGCAAAGGAAATCTATTATTCAAAAGATGCAATAGAAATCCCTGAACGCTACTGTAAGGCTTTAGAACTTGTAGTCAAAAACTCCCGGCTGATAGCTGCGGTGAAGCGCAGTATAATTAACCGTTTGAATGGTAATTAACCGTTTTAAATCAATTCAAATCATATGGTACTAGATTCAAATCAGTTTAACCAGCTTGTAGAGGAAGTCAAGAAAGCTCTCCTGACAGGTTCCCAAGGTGTCGGTGAAGTCGAGATAGTCGATTCACTGGATGACATTGTGAGCTTGCCCGCACTACGTCTTTCGGGTATGGACGAGTCTGTTGTTGAAGCTCCTTTGGAACTGTTGTCCGCTCCTGCCAAGGAAGCTGCCGAAGAGCTGCGTAAAGCGGAAGAAGGTCGTGTCACAGCGGAGAACCTGCGTAAGGACGCTGAAACAAAGCGTGTTTCTGCTGAAAGTACCCGTGCCTCCGCTGAAGCTACACGTATCAATTCGGAGAAAGACCGTGTGACGGCTGAAGGTGCCCGGAAAACAGCCGAGACGGAACGGGGCAAAGCTGAAACTACCAGACAGGCTTCCGAGACTGCCCGAGCTACTGCAGAATCCGGACGTGCCGATGCTGAATCCAAACGTATCAGTGCCGAGGATGGACGTAAAAATGCTGAGACTGCGCGGGTTAATGCTGAGTCCGACAGGCAGACAGGAGAAACAGGGCGTGTCAATGCTGAAAAGAACCGTGTAACTGCGGAAGGTTCCCGTGTGACGGCTGAAAACGGGCGTGTTACTGCCGAGAATGCCCGCGTCATGGCTGAAGATGCACGTAAAAGTGCAGAAACAAGCCGCCAGACAGCCGAGAGTGGACGCGTCAATGCTGAAAGCGGTCGTGTAATTGCGGAAGGCAACCGTGTTACTGAATTTACCACGCTCAAGAAGGAATCGGAAACGGCCACTGCAAACGCTACCGACACTGCCGAACATCCTACCTATATCGGGACGGATCATTATGTCTACAGGTGGGATAAGTCCACTAAAAAGTACGTTAAGACGGATATCTATGTTAAAGGTAAGCCTGGAGATACGTTTACCCCTCTTGGCCGATATGATACACTTGCCGCCTTGAAAGCTGCTGTTCCTGATGGTTCCGGCATTAGTGGCTTCTATGCTGTAGGTACCGCTTTACCCTATACATATTACGCATGGTATAACGGTGATTGGCAAAGTCAGGGACGCTTGCAAGGCGAGAAAGGCGACAAGGGAGAAAAAGGGGATACCGGAGCACAAGGTCCCCAAGGCGTACAAGGTCCACAGGGGATAAAAGGTGATACCGGTGCAACAGGACCGCAAGGAGTAAAGGGAGATACTGGTGCTACTGGCCCTCAAGGACCGAAGGGTGATACGGGAGCAACCGGTCTTCAAGGTCCCAAAGGAGATACTGGTCCACAAGGCGCTACCGGTCCTGCCGGTGCAAAAGGTGCTACCGGTGCCACCGGTCCTGCGGGAACAACGCCTACGATTGGTTCGAATGGTAATTGGTATCTTGGGTCTACCGATACAGGAAAGCCTTCAAGGGGCGCAACAGGAGCTACCGGTCCTGCCGGTGCAAAAGGTGCTACCGGTGCCACTGGTCCTGCCGGTACAAACGCAGCCATTACCGGTGCATCCGCTACAGTGGATGCCAATGTCGGTACTCCTGCGGTAAGCGTTTCTCTTGGTGGTACTGCTTCTGCCCGTACTTTTGCCTTTGCCTTTAAAAACTTGAAAGGTGCGACAGGAGCCACTGGTCCGCAAGGAGCAAAAGGTGCTACGGGTGCCCAAGGTCCGCAAGGAGTGGGTGATCCTACGGTTACAGGTGTCAACACTGTCACTACTTTAGCTTCACTTCCTGTATCCAAAAGAAGTATAACGGCCACTCTTGCAGCAGCTACAAATCTGTCTGTTGCCAGTGGCATGGCGGTAGGGCAGGATTTGTATATCCGTTGTAAGGCAACGGCAACTTTTATTCAGCCTATACCTAATAGTGGAGCGTACAGTTCGATGTCAGGCTCATCGCTAAGTGTTGTTTCTGGAGATGTTTTTGAGATTAGCATTTGGTGCTATACAGCAGGTGCATACTCTATATCCGTAAAAATGAAAGAATAACGATTATGAGTATTATACAAAGAAGGGCGGATTCAGGCGTTAAAAGTGGGAAATATGTAGCAGCTGTAGATATGAGGAAACAGTTCTTTTCTACAGATTATGGTCTGAGCTTTACTGAGAAAAAATGTAATTTCACCTATATCACTGTGGCTGTGGCTATATTAGAGGATACGGGTAATGTATTTGTTGCTAATGCGAATGACAATAATAATATATTTGTTTCAAAAGATAATCTTGCTACTGTGTCAGTCTTTTATCCTAACTATGATTGGGCTGATATTCTAGGAATAGAAATCACTAGAAATGGAGATAAGCTATATGCATTAAGTGATAGGTATATGTCTATATTAGATGGCCAAACGGGAGCTCTGATAAGCAAGACTGTTATGAATGCTTCTGATGTACTTCAAGAGTTTGCAGTCTCAGCTAATGGTAAATTTATAGCGGTTGCGAGTAAGAAAACTATTATTGGCTCTGACCAGTATGGATCGAGTTGGAATATATCAATACCCATTGAATCTTCCTCCTCAACAAAGAATCAACTTTATGATATGGTAATGAGTGGTGATGGTCGTTGCATTTTTTATTCTTATGTGAGTGGTTCTGAAGATTATAATGGGCTTTTTAGATTGCATAGCTCTGACGGTTTTACTACAAGAGAACGAATTTCTGTGGCTGGGATTAATGATTATTATGTACCTATTCGGATATATGTGTCTCATACGGGACAACATATCCTACTGTGTTATTCAAGTCAGGGAAATTATATATCCCATGATTTTGGTAGGAGTTTCACGGCATTATCTGATATGAATAATACCAGCCTGTTTTCTATGTCCTCTAACGGTAAATATATTTATTGTATAAATGGTGCAGCACTATATAGGTCTGCAGATTATGGGAATACCTTTTCATTGGCACTTTCAGGAATTAATAGTTCTTATAAGCTGGCAATAAGTAAGTAATTAAAAAACAGAGATTATGTTATATGTAAATATCGATTCAGCAAGTAAAGTCATTAATCTCGATTTTGAGCTTGATGATAACTATGAAGTAGGTACAACCTATGAGGATTATCTTGACGGTAAGTGGGTACCGTTGAATAAAGATCAGGAAGAGTTTTACAATACTCATCCTTCTGCATCTATCAGGGAGATATTTGATTGTGAGTTAACACCTCCCTATGAACCATCCTTGGATGATCTGAAGAACATGAAGGTCAGTGAGATCATCACATACGACGGGTCCGATGCTGTGAACTCCTTTACCCTTGGTGGCAAGCAGATGTGGCTTGATAAGGATACACGTGTTGGGCTTGTGAACTCAATTGGTATCGAGCAGGCGGCAGGTAAGGAAACTACTGTTCTGTGGTATGATGCAGTCAAGTATGTGATACCTATTCCTCTTGCTTTGCAGATGCTTGCTGCACTGGAACTGTATGCCTTGGCTTCTTATAATGCCACACAGGAGCATATTGCTGCAGTCAGATTGCTTACTTCCAAAGAAGAGGTTGAAGCGTATGACTACACTTCCGGTTATCCAGAAAAATTAGTGTTTAACCTTAATCAATAATGATATGATTTACTTATACCTTATATCGTTGATATTCCTCACTATGTACATAGTGTATGCGGTGAGAGTGTGTGGAGTACCTTGGTCACTCTCTGATACTTACTATCAACTGAAGAAGCGGAATCGTCCGGCATGGCTTTTCCAACTGGCGATGATTGTGCCTGCCATGCTGCTTATGCCGGTTTGGATTGAATGTTCAAGTGAGAATTCTCAGTTCTTGGCTTTCCTTGCTTGTGGTGGATTGATGTTCGTAGGAACGGCACCGCTGTTCAAAGAAGAATTTCAGAGTAAGGTTCACTATGCCGGGACTGCGATTGCGGGATTAGCTACGATTCTCTGGGTATGTTTTGCCGGGATGTGGTATTTGCCCGCTGTAACCTTTGCTATAGCAGGTTTTATCATGTTGAGATATCAAAAATGGTTGTTCTGGGCGGAAATGGCGGCATTCGTCTGTGCTTATGTTGGACTATTGATCGCCTTGATATAAAAAGTCCCGTCCTACTTATCACAAGCTGGGCGGGATAACAACATTTTTTTCATCACTAATCAGTGATTGGGTACAAAGGTAGTATTAATAATTAAAATAAAGAAATATGGGCTTAAATGAATGGCTGGCTATAATTGGAACGTTAGGAGGATTCGAAGCTATACGGTGGGGTATTACTTTCTGGACAAATCGAAAGACGAATGCCCGGAAAGAAGATGCTTCCGCTGATGCAGCAGAGATACAGAATCTTTTGAACGTAATTTCCAACTTATCCGGACAGCTTGATAAGTCTGATGCGAGAATGACTTCAAGAGATGGGAAAGTCGATTTCTTATATTCTGAGAATAATAAGTTGAAAGCTGAGAAATTGGAACTTATAAAGAAGAATTATGAGTTGGAGTTGCGTCTTAAAGAGGCTGAAATAAAGAAATGCGATGTGCGTGGTTGTAATAACCGGCAGCCGCCAAGTGATTATTAAAAAGAGAAAAAGAAATGAGTTTACCAAGAGGATTGAGAAACAACAATCCCGGCAATATCCGTATAACCAAGGATAAATGGCAGGGATTGAGAGATAAACAGGAAGATAAGTTATTCTTTCAGTTCACAACAATGGCGTATGGCTACCGCGCATTAATCCGGACGCTCCAAAACTATCGGTATCGACACGGTTGCCGCGCGATATCGGACTTTATTAACCGCTGGGCACCGCCTGTGGAAAACAATACATCTGGGTATATCAGCCGGGTATGCAAGGAAATGCAAGTACCTACTACCTATGTGCCTGATGTGAATGATAAGCCTACGATGTGTACTTTTGCGGCTGCAATCAGCTTGGTTGAGAATGGTGTTCCTGCAGTGATGGAGGATATATATAAAGGGTGGAGTTTGTTATGAAAGCATTGCCGTGGATATTAGTTATATTGTTGTGTTTGGCAGCTTGCCGGAGCATCGAGTATGTTCCGGTCGAAACTATACGTATTGAGTATAAAACACGTGACAGTATTCGGTATGATAGCATATATAAGCATGATAGCATATTCTATCAGGTCAAAGGTGACTCCATATATAAGTATGTCAAGCAGATGGAGTATAGGTATATCTTTATCAATCGTAGAGATACGGTATTGAAGACTGATAGTATACAGGTTCCTTATCCTGTAGAAAAGGAGTTAAGCAGATGGCAGGCAATGAAAATTGAATTGGGAGGATGGGCATTCGGAATAATTATTGCATTTGCTTTAATAGTTTGTATCTGGATTGTGATTAAGAAGAGAAAGGCAGCCGAATAAGCTGCCTTTTCTTTTATAAAGGTTATTCACTCTGGCTTCCGTTAGGAATTTTGTCTTTAAAAATTTATACCTTCTCCGGTGGCAGTCTGCTATAAAGAAGTAGAAGTAATTCATCATTGATAAGTGCGCCCTGGCTGAAAAGTCGGGGCTTTTTTGTGTTGTGTAGCATAAATGTTTTTTTTACTAATGTTGCCTTAACTATTATATTTGCACAATATTACAAGAAAAAGTGTTATGGTATGAGGGTACTAAATGACAAAGAGAAAGAAATCGTTCGCTACTTGGTAAATGCGGCAAATCTAAGAGATCATGCTATTATTAAGTTGATAGATGAATATGTAAATGTGTGTGCAATCGTTTGGGATAGCCAATATAGATACATCTCAATATACAGTAGGGGTGATCTTCATACAATAAAAAATAGTTATAATGAGTTGTTGGAGCTAATTTTTTTGCTTGATTATCTTCGTTCAAATATGTACATTAGTATTTATAGTTTAACTGGAGAACGAACTAATGCTATCTATAATAGAGAAAAATATAAATTTGATGAATCTGAAGAACTTGTTACAGAAATAGAAGAAAGTTTATCCGATGATAAAACAGGAATAATATTCCCTTCCACACTTAAAATTTATACTGATATTGGAAAGTCAATCAGTCTATATGCTCAGTCTGCATTTTATGTGAGTGAAAATCTTAGAGAGTTTGTCAAAAATGATTTTAAGACCGACGAGCAATTGAAGTTTGAAAAACAGATGAATGATACTCAAGCAAAGCATAAAGAAGCGATGCATATTGCAAACAGAACTCTGAGATGTACTCAATTAGCTTTTTTTGTTGCACTTATTTCTACTTTATCAACTTTTACTATTGGTATTTTTGAAAAGAAAGATATGACGATTCGAGAACTCAATAATACAATTAAAGAGAAAAATATTCCTGAAGTAGTAGAAACAAAATTATGCAATGATACGATAAAGGCTATTATTATCAGCCAACCTGAAAGTAACTCTAATAAATCTGTAAAAAAACGATCTCCTCAAAATTTATAAATATGGCAGAAGAAGGTAAATATAAGTATGACGAAGAAAGCGTGAACATCTTAATGAAATGGGCTGAGACCGCACAATTACCCAAAGAAGTAGTATTAAGTGAAGCTGAACATATTACTGATACCAGTATTTATGTTAGGGCCAATATCAACGACATTAAACAGCATTACCCGGATGGGTTTTACAATCCGGCCATTACGCGACTGTACAGGCTGAAGGAATTTGTAGAAGGGGCGACCGAATAAGTTGTCTCTTTTTTATGTTGTCTAACATGCTACCTTTTAAATAAGTTATAAGAAGTATCTGCTACTTTTGTTTTAAATAACCTAAAATATAAAATTATGGAGTTAATTGGATGTACTAAAATTTTAATGGCTGATGGTTCAAGTAAGCCAATCAATGAAATATGTATGGGTGATAGAGTTAGCTCGCCGTCTGGTACATATAGTAGTGTAATAAATATTATTTCAGGAATAGAAGAGGTTTTGGTTTATATTGTGGCGGATGGAAGAGAATTGTGTATGTCAAAATATTCTTTAATAGAGACTTCTAACGGGGTTATTCCTGTAACTGAACTGCAACTTTATGATTCAGTAAACATTTTTGATTCAAAAACCGCTGAGAGTAAATCTGTGAATATTACAGAAATAGGAGAAAGGACAGAACCACAGGAAATTTACAGTTTAGAGCTTAAAGAAGAGCACACGTATATTGCAAATGGCTTTTGTGTTGGCGATTTTCGATGGATGCATTGCATAGATCTACGATAGAGGATCCTACGTCTCATCCTAATTATTGAAGAATTACAAAACTTAGAGGATCAGTTGGAAAAGAGGGAATGATGTGGCTATTTCCTCTTTTTCTTGTTCGTTCTATAATCCAGCTATTAATAGGCTGTATCGGCTAAAAGAATATCTGGGTCAATAAAAATATAAATCGTTAAGCGGGAATGTCGTATTTAGCTTATCTGCTTTTATCGATTATTATTCTCTGTAAAATAAGATGGATAAATTTATGAAAGGTACGGTATCTGACTATATTAAAAAATTGAATACTCCCAATCATCGTTATAAATCTTGGGAACACTGTTTTGAAGCATTTGAGAATATTGATAAAGCTGATGAGAGGTTATTATTACTTCAACTTGCATTTTATCTTGCAAGTTGGGGAATGTATAGAGGATCAGCAGGTTTACTCCAGAAGGATTATTTAGTGCATAGACCTGTCCTTGATGTAATTGAAAATTATAAATGTCTAAGAAAAGATCCTATTACTTTTGATGATGTCAAACTATTAAACAAAGCGGTAAAAGATATAAAGACAGCGTATAAAGATATAAAAGTAAGTCGTACTTTAGCTACGAAAATATTGCTCGGAACCTTAGGCTGTATGCCTGCATTGGATAGATATTTTACTGCTGGGTGGAAAAAAGAGACTAAAGGTATGCGAATTACTATAAACAATATTGTGAAATTTGCCAATAATCATAAGTCTGATATAGAAGAGTGTAGAAAAGAAATTGAAAGTCAGGTTGAGTATCCTTCAATGAAAATCATCGATATGTATTTTTGGCAAGTTGGGTATAATGAGGAAGAAAAGAAGAAAAAGAAGAAAAGAGGAAAAAGTAAGAAATAATCTTCCCTTCTTATCTCAGGCTCTTTGCAGTATCGTTTTATCTGTTGATGCTTTCTTTATAAAGTCGTTCTCTATAATATAGGCGTCCATCAGTTTTGCATCATAGGGCTTCAATAAAGATGATATTTCTGTTTTCGATAAGTCTGGATTCAACCATTTTTCTTCATCCTCAGGAGATAAGATTGCCGGCATACGGTGCTTAGTGTTGTGGATGTAATCAGTAAGAGGATTGGTATCAGTCGTTATTATAGAAAATGTTGTATGTTCCTCTCCAGTCTCTTTATCAAGCCAAGTATCATATATTCCGGCCATAGAGAATATTGGTTCGTCTTTTAGGTAGATGTAGTAGGGGATTTTCTTGCTGCCTTCGTGTCGCCATTCAAAGTAACCGGTCGATGGCACAATACAACGTTTCTTCATAATCGGTTCCCGAAATGAGGGCTTTTCAAAGATAGTATCTGCCCGGGCATTAAGTGTCATTCTTCGGATCTCGTCAGCATTAGTTTCGTCTTTCGTCCAGAATGGTATTAATCCCCAATTGAAAACCTGAACTTCATCACTCTTTGTGATGATAGGATACTTTGGAAAATTGAATGCATTAACATGATATTGCTCATTGAGAATGTCTTGGTATATCTCAACTATATCCGACTTCCGGCCATATCGAGCAGCCAGTTTGATTGCCTTAGCTGACATTGAGTTATGAAAACACAT